GGGGGGTAGAAGAGGTGGGGGGTGTGGGGGGCGGAGTCCCAGGGGGGGCGGTATATTTTAGCGTTCGGTGCATACCGCGGCGATGTTCGGATTTGCATACAGTGCCTCTTGCGCGCGCGGCGTATAGTTTCTGAATGAATGGTTGGCGCTCGGACCACTCGTGGATGATGAGTGTGTTGTTTGGGTCTCGGTCGAGGAAGCGGAGTTGGATGAGCGTGTTGACGAGGAGACCGCGTGGCCCTGACCATCGGGCGATGTGCTCGATGTCGTCATCGGAGAGACCAGCGAGACAACCATCTGGTCGGTTGCATGTGGCGTAGGACCAGAGGCAGAGGAGGGAGAAGACGCCGGCATCGCCGCAGGCGTTGCGGAGCGCGGTGGTCTTCCAGTGGGTGACGAAGTCGGCGGAGACACGGAAATCGGGTGTGATCATGGCTTTCTCCTTTCTTCGTCTCGACCGCGAAGGTCGAGATGCCCTTTCCACGAGGCGCGGCATGGCCGCAGACCCCCACATGAGAGTGGCGGGCCGGGCCTTTGGCGCCCAGGTGGCAGGCTGTGGGGGTCGAGGCTTGCGCCTCGGTGGGGGGCCTACCTGCCACGAGGGAGCCTCTGCTCCCTGGATCAGGTTGGCGGCTGGCCAAGCCGGCACCCGACCCGTTGTGGAGACGATAGCGAGGGTATGGGGGCGAGTCAAGGGGGATGTTCGATGGAGGGTTAGGCGTCGGAGGGACGGTGGGCGTCAATGGCGGCGACGCAGTGGACGGCGTAGGGGGCGCCGCCGCCGACGAGGCAGGGCATGAGGGCGTCAAGGGTACAGGAGCAGCCCTGCCAGCGGGGCGACGGGTTGCGGAGGCCGTTGTATCCGAGGCGCCGGAGTTCGTGGGCGAGGACGGTTCGGACGGACGGGCCGGCGCCGCGCAGGAGTTTGGCGGCGCGTCGGTCGAGGGCTTGGGGGTCGTTGGGGTCGAGGCCGTCGTCGTCCTCGCCGTCGTCTGGATTGCGGGCGTTGGAGACGAGGCGGCAGGAGTCGAGGGTGCTTTCGTCCGCGCCGCAGCGCCAGAAGAGGTTGTCGGCGTCGCACGAGCAGTACCAGTAGCGCGGGTGGCGGAGGCCGTTCCATCGGCGGCCAGGAATCACGCGGGGGTTGCCGTGTTCGTCGGGGGGCAGGGGGATGTCCTCCGCCCAGTGGTGGATGTAGTCCTCGATGATCTCGGTGACGGAGGGGGCGAGGGACCGCCGCAGGTCGGAGAGGAGGTGTTCGGGGGCGGTCGGTTGGGCGGGTTGCGTGGTCGGTTGGGTGACGGGTGCGAGATGGTGTTTCTGCTTCAGTTCGTAGAAGCGTCGGATCAGGTCGCGGATGTTGTCGTCCATACGGGCTCCTTTTCAACCTTCCATCAACAGATACGTTTGACGGTGTGGTTCCATGACAGATCACGGAAGGGTGGTGCCATGGTCTCGGAGTGGGAAGGTCCACCAGGCGTTTGGGTCGAAGGTGGAGGCGGCGGAAAGCCGGAGATCGTCGGAGAAGGGGGGTACGGTGAGGGCGAAGGCCCAGGCGTCGGCGTCAAGGTCGCGGAGGTCGGAGTCGTAGTCGTAGGACCCGTCTGTCGCGAGGAGTTCGCGGAGGGCCTCGAGGTCGTCGCGGGTCTGGCAGGCGTAGAGCCATTGGGCCTGCCATTCAGGTTCGACGGTGAACTGGGCCTCGAGGTCGGCGAGGTCGAGGCGGAGGGCGAAGACCATTGCGTGAAACAGGTCGTGGATGGTGCGGAGTTCCTCGGGGCTGAGGCCGGCGACCCATGCCTCGACGGCGCGATGGATCGCGGGCTTGTAGCCGGCGAGGATGCGCCGGTGGAGGGAGCGTGGCGGGGAGTAGTAGCGGAGGGCGACGCCGGCGCCGATCAGGCGGGTCCAGGGGTCTCCGGCGTACCTGCGGACTTCCTGGCGGAGCCAGGGGTCCTTGATGGACCGCATGATGCGGGCGGTCGGGGGCTTTGGAATGGTGAAGGTGCAGGTATTCATGGGACCTCCTTTTGAATGCCGTTGACATTGGGAAGGGTGATGAAGCCCCAGTAGGCGTTTCCCACGTGGGGGTCGTCACCATGTCCAAAGATTTTCGGATGGACGATCTTGACGCCGGCGGCTTGGAGCAGGGTAGCCGCGAGGAACGCGGCGGGCGAGTGCCAATCGAAGAAGACGTAATCCGTCTTCGGGAGGGATTGGACGAAGGCGACCGTCGGACCCGCGATGTCATGCGGATCGATCTGCGGGGGCTGGATGACGATGACCTTCGCGGCCCCGAGTTCGGCGGCCAGCGCCGCCTTCGTCTTGGTCTGGACCTTCCCGTCGGAGACGATGCAGGCGGTCGCGGCGCCGTGCCCGTTGGCGGTGCCATCCGCCGTGAGTTGTATGAGGTCGGGCAGGACGTAGAAGCCGCTGCACGGGTTCTTGATGTTGACGCCCTGGATGTACGGATTGCCTGGGCCGATGGTCTTGTACCAGAGAACCTTCACGCCCTTCTGTTGGAGGGCGATGATCAGCGTGAGTTCAAGGGGCGACGGCCAGTCCACGAGAGCGTAGTCGGCCTTGGGGATGGCGGCCAAGAACAGGGACAGGTCGGTGATGTCTGTGGACGGGGACAACTCGACGATCTCGTGGATGTCGAGTTCGGCGGCGAGGGCCGCCTTCGTGAGCGGGTTGACGTGTCCAGGCCCGATGAAGACGAGCATCATGTTGTCACCTCATGCCAAGAGGGAAGGGCGACGAACGTGGTTTCACCGCCGTCCTCGTCCCCCGTATGAACGGGGCAGACGATGGTGATGCCTTTCAGATAGAGCCACTGCATCAAGGGGAACGCGATGAGGCAGTCCCCCTCGATGAGGGCACAGTCCGCTGGCGGGAGGGTCGCCGCGAAGGCGGCGACGGCGTCCGCCAGTTGTTCACTGCTCATGTGGAAGGTCGGGAGGTCCGGCATCTTGACCTCAATGACCTCGGTGATCCCGATGGCGGCGAGAGCCGCTTTGCTTTTCTCCTTCAACGGGTGGAACCCCACGTGGGCGAGTTTCACGGTGCGCCTCCCTGTGGGGGCCGGCCCATTCCGGCCTCTCCACATGATGGACGTGTGGGGCGCGTGGTTTCTGACAGGTCGCGGTGCGCGATAGGCGGGGGGCGCCGTGTGGCGCCCTGGGTTGGGGGTTGTCGGGGGGATAACGGGGGCGGGCCGGCGCTCCTACCGGTCCGATGCGAGGACGCGCAGGGTGCGGACTTTCTGACATCAGCGGAGTACGGAGGCGAGGACCTGGCGGGCGAGCCAGACGAAGGCGAGGAAGATGGCGTCCTTGTCTCGCTCGTCTTTGGGGAGTTCGGCGAACGGGAGCATGTCGGGGTGGGTCTTGGCTACTGGGTCACGGGTTGGACCGTATTTCCATCCCATTGCGGTGTACGCTTCGACCCACGACTGGTGGGCTTCTTCTGGGGTTGGGAGGCGTTGGGCCGTGAGATACTGGCCGATGATCGAAATGAACTGCCGTTGGAAGTCGGGTTCGCGCTCGGACCAGGGCGGCGGGACGATGGGGCGTTGTGACCATGAGGCTTCGAGGCGCGTGGCTTCGTAGATGGCGCTGGCAAGTTCTGCGAGACGGGAGTTTTGGGTCATGGGGGTCTCCCACCGAGTCCGTTGACGAGGGTATTCGGGATGGGGTATCGTGTCAAGTGGAGGTGCTGCTGATGAGCAGGCCATTGTACTTCGTGTCCGCGCTCCGGATGAAAGGGACATCTCGGCGCCTTGAAAGTCGAGACAGTGGCGTGATTGCTGGGCGTCCTGGGTTGGTGCCAGTGATTCAGACGGTGCATCCGTCGCGTGGGGCGCCGTACCAGAAGCGGGTGTGGGTGCGTGCTGGGGCGCCTGGTGTCGGGTACGCGAGTCGCGCGGAGATACCACGGTTGACGCGGGAGGAGCGGGCGGCGTGTGACTACTTCACGGGTAGGAAGCGGCTGCCGTTAGACGGGGACACCTACACGGTCCATGCGGAGGCAGAGGACGGGTCGCTGCGGGTCGTGTTCTACCCTGGGCGGTTGAACTGGCGGGAGCCGCAGAGGCTGGCTGGGAGGGGGTATCACGGCACGCTGACGGCGTTGCCGCCAGGCACGTTGATCGCGGACCTTGGGTCTGATGGGAAGGTGAAGAAGGTCCAGATGATGGTTCCACCGCGAGACGCTGGCGGGATGGCGCGGGTCGTGGGGGTGGATTTTGCGGACCCTGGGGATGGGCTGGATGTGGCGCTGCCCGACAGGACGCTTGTCACGCTGCCGTATCCAAAGCCGGAGGTGGTGCAGAGGGCCGCCGCGGAGGCGGCACGGCGGAATCCACGGGGTCTCAGGGGGGAGAGCCCGTCGTAGAGAGGTAGTCGGCCAGCTCCTCGTGCGCCTCAGTAGATCATGTTGGGGTCGTAATCCTCAGGGGGCGATGGTTGGATGACCCATTGGAGTTCTGGTGGGCGCGCGAACTTGGAGTCGCGGATCACGGGATAGAAGAGGTCGGTGAGTCCTGCGATTGTGCGGTGCCCGAAGGGGGCGTAGGAGAGGGCGGCCTGCTGGTCCACCATCTTGCGGAGAACCGGTCCAAGCGGTCCAGTGACCGTTGGTTCGGAGCTGATGGTGGGCCAGGTGAACTCCGCGATCACCTGCCCGTCGAGGACCACGACGGCTTGCGCGTAGGGTTTTTCAGCCATGACACCTCCTTGTAGTCCACGCCTTTTGGCGTGGACGGTCTGCATCTGGATTATGGGGCTTTCAGGCACCGTTTACAAGGTGCTTTGACGGTACGCCATGCTTGGGAACGATTGTGACAGTCATCGAGATTCCTGGTAGGCGGCGGCTTCTTCGTCGGTCATGACTTGGCTCGCCGCGTAGCGCACTGCGGCGAGTGCCAGGCGAATCTGGGTGTTTGCGAGACCATCCCAGGTCCTCTCGCCGAAGGCCCATTCGAGGGCGGTGGATATGACCTCGGTCGCGGAACGTTCCCTACTCCGCTTCTCGGGTGTATCAGCATCATAGGGAAATGTTGCTCTCGCCTTGTAAGCCTTTCCGACGTAGGTACTCGCGAAATCCCCAACATAATAGGACCCGAGATCAGAGTTTGCCATGGCACCACGATTACCCCTCCATCGCAAGACGTACTCAAGCATCCTATCTGGGAGGGCCGCTTCCAATGCGTGGCCGAGTTCGTGCCAGAGGACGGAATGGGAGTTTGCTAATACATTGTATTCGCCTGGACTGGGCGTCGTGCCTGCCCCAGAGAAAAAGCCATCCACATAACAGCCGTCCGCGGAACCGAACCCTGATGCCAAAGTTATTGTCAGGAGGTACTTCTGTCTGTAGGCAGTTTCAATGAGACCACAGAGTGCGGGTAGCCTCCCACGACGGATATCCGCAGCGAGACCGTGCAAATGGCTGTATCTCACGGACACCTCTACCTGGTTCGTCCAGCGGATGGCGGAGAGCATCCGCTCGGTATCGTGGTACTCCCGCACGATTGTTTCGTATTCGTCCGCCAGCATCCGAATCCGGTCCGCTGTTTCCGTGTGGAAGCGTCGCGTGGCCTCATCATCGGGGTCGTTCAGGCGGGTCAGAACAGCGCGCAATTTCGCCTCTGCGTCTCGCAGAAAACTCGGCATCTCCTCCATTGGGAGGACGATACCCATGGCCGCAACCACATCACGAGTGGTCTGCGCTTCGACGTGTTTGCCGCGCATTTCTAGTCCCTGCGCTACACGCCTCAGGCGTTCTCGCCGTTCCTGCATATCGTGATGTCGTCCTGGTCCGCGCTCGTCGGTCTGGGCCATCGCCTCCATGACGGACACTGCTTTTTCTGCGATTTCTCGCAGGACCTCCCGTGGTCCTGTTGTGGGTTCTGCTGGTGGCTGCGGCGTGGGCTGTGGTTCAGGGCGCGGTTCTGGTTCTGGTTCTGGTGCAGGTTCTGGTGCAGGCTTTGGCGCTGGCCGTGGCTCAGGCTGTGGCTTCGGTGCAGGCTTCGGCGCAGGCTTCGGCGCAGGCTTCGGAGCTGGTGCCGGCGCTGGTGCTGGTGCCGGACGCGGCGGTTCTGTTGTTGACGGAATCCGCTGGACAGTCAGCCGGCCTGTCCGTGGGTCCACAACGACCTTTGCACGAGGAGCCAGTGCCGCCGCCTGCGGTGGCGCGACGTGGTAGAGACGCATGAACACACGTCCGGATCGCGGGTCACGGACAATGCGTGGCTCCGTGGGTAGCATCCTGATCTGTTCGGATCGCCCCATGGAGACATTCACTCTCCCTCGACCAACCCAGCGCCATATCCGAACGCATCAGGGTGGAAGTAGAAGACGGCGTATGGATGCGCCCCATACTCAAGGTAGAGCAGGAAACCGTGACGAGGCACCCTGATCTCCGACGGTTGTTCTTGGAGATGGTCCGTGATCTCCAACAAGGAGTCGCCGTCGTGGCTGTAGAGGCGCGCGAGGTTGCCGTAGATGAGGCCCCGCGTCAACATGGCGGTCTCCGCCTGCGTGGCCTGGATCGCATCGTCTGGGACATCCTTCAGTATGTCTCGCAGACGCTTCGTCAGCATCTTCTTCGAGACAGCAACCGACGGCAGGTCCACAACGGCCTCTGCTTTGTACCGTCCTGACGTGCCCTTCAAGATGTACCGCATCTTCTCCTCCGTCATCAGGCCCCAAGCACCGCGCGCGCGATGAACCGGACAGCCGCCGAGACGAACGAGATCGCCGCGCGCCGCGCCGCCTCAACCCCGCGCTTGCGCAGGGCCTCCTCGGTCCGCTGGTGCATCACGACGACCGCCGTGACCACGTTCCCGCGCGCGATGGAAATCGCCAACTGGTCCTCAGAGGTAGCGAGGAGCGCGAGCCATTCCGCCGTGTACCGCGCGACTCGCGTCCAAATCTCCAGGATGCGCGGAACGTCCTCTACCGCAACGAGCCGCAGCGTGTCACCAAGAATGACCTCGGGGTCCTCAGGGGCAGCACCGAGCGCCTCGACGAGCAGGGCGTTCAGCGCGTCCTTGTCCAGGACGGCCAATGGCATGGCTCACCTCCCGTAGTCGGGACAGGCGCCGGTCAGCCCGACCTGATGCCGCAGGTTCTCGGCCATTTCCCGCCGCAGCGCCTGCTCGTCCGGCTTGAGCGCCTCGTCTCGCGAGACGTAGGCCGCGTACCGGCAGGCTATCACGTCCGTGGCCTCCTTGATCGCCGGCGTGATGGTGCCGCACGCCAAGAAGACGCACGAAAGCACGAGCACGATCAACAGCCTCATCTGGTACCTCCTCTGGCGGCATCGTCTCTGGTCTGAAGGTCCAGAGATACCCTCATGCGCGGTCACGGTTGCCACCCCGTGTCTCGCGCCATTGGCCCCCGCCAATGTCAATCTCCGGACCCGCCGGAGCATGTCTCGCCTTCCAAGGTGTCGAGATATCTTTCTACAGGGTCCCCGCCGCCCAGATGATCCACTGGACCAGGATCACCAGCGGCGTCAAGAGCATCACGAACGGCACCGCCAGCAACATCCGGACCCACGATGACGGTGATTTCATGGACCACCTCCTGCTTCTGTCCAGCCACCTCGCCCGCGAGACTCCCGACGAGCGCGAGGACCACGGCGACAGCCCAGGACGCCGGGGACACCGTCGAGGACCGCACGTCGGCGGTCACCGCGAGCACCGCGCGCAGCGCCTTGACCGCGACGGCTACTGCCGCGATCACCGCCGGAGGAACGAGTCCGGCCCCGTGTCCCAGGATCGCCTCTCCGACCCCGAGCAGCGCCGCCACGACGAGCGCCGCCCACTCGAGGCCGCGCACCGTGTTCCACGCACCCGCCCGTTCAAACGTCCTTCCCATCGAGCACCTCCTGGCGGGCCTTGTCGAGCACGTCCAGTGCCTTCCTGGCCCGCTCGATCAGATTCTCCACATCGCGCCGCAGGTCCGCAAGCCTGTTGACCGCGAAAACCCGTGCGGCGTCAGTAGTTGCGAACTTCTGCCGTGGCTCGATCCATGTATCCGGTATGACACCCGTGAAGCCACGAGCGGTCAGCGAGATCGTGTAGAATGTCTCGCCGTCATGCTCGTCCTTGTGCAGGACGATCCGCAATCGCGGCTCCCGCTCGACGTGTCTCATCGGATCACCTGATACCAGAGCGTGACCGCCAGCGAGGTGAACGCCGCCGCCGCCGTCAGGATCGTGGCAACCGTTCGCATCAGGTCTCGCCGTTCGCGCGCCGAGTCCGCAATCCGCTTCTCGGCTGCGCAACCGACCTTCGCCGCGTCCGCGACAGCCTCGAGGCGGTCGAGCCTCCGTCCTTGCGCCGCGAAGGTCTTTGTGCCTTGCTCCAGGCGCTGCTCGGTCTCGCCGCGCCACGCGCTGATCGTGGCCCGGAAGTCCGCGAACTCCCGCCTCATGGCATCGAGCCGGTTATCCACCGTCTCGAGGCGCCGGCAGATATCCTCGATCCGCCCCAAGAGGATTCCATCGTCGGTCGCCGCCATCTTTCACCTCCGTGGTACGCTCCAACGAGCCGGATACCCACGAATATCGTAATGGGTAAACGGGCGCCGACGGGTGCCGCGCTCCGCGTAGTAGATGCCGATCCCACCCTGTTGCATCCGGCCATCGTTGATCAACTTGGCGATGATCGCGGCCACCGCATCAGGCGCCAGTCCCTCGATCACGATGTCCGCGGCGCGAGACAAGAGATGCTGGGAGTGCGTGGCCCCCTGGGCCGCCCTGTTGCACTCAGGGCACCGGTATCCGGAGATGATAACGATGGGTTTCCCCACCTCCGCGCGGAGGGCTTCCAACTGCGCGCAGACGACGCGCGCCGCCTCGATATTCCCAATGAGCCCGTGGGCGCACTGAAACTCGTGGATCGCGAAATGCTGGGTCAGCGTTCCACTGCTCATGCGACCGGTTCCTCCGCGCTCTCCTGCTCCCCGACAAGCGCCAGTAGCCGCCCCAGTTCATCTTGGGAGAACTCGACATCCGCGTGCTCGACACCATCGAACCGCTCGACCTCCATCTGGGTCTCTACGGCGACAAGGATGCCGCGAGACAACGCGGCGATGGTCTTCGCGGTCTCAGGGTCCACCTCCCCAGCCGCGAGCACCATGTCGCGCAGTTTGGAAAGCGCGCGGATTTGCGTGTCAAGAACGAAGGCGACGGTCTTCGTGCGGGCGGCCATTTCAGACCTCCGTTCCCGCCTCCGATTCTAGCAGACCTTGCAGAACAGGGATAGCCTGTCTGCGCACCCATCGCCGGTTGTCCTTGTCGCGGAACCAGTAGATGGTGGGCACCTGTGTCTCAAGGAGCCGCGCGAGTCGCTGGTACGTGATACCAAGCGCATCGGCGGCCTCCCGCACGCTCAGGGCAGCCATCCCGCCGTTCGCAGCCAGCCCCGCTACCGCCGCGTTCGGAGTGTCCTCTGCGTCTGGCGCCTCTGCTGGGGCAGTGGCTGTGGGCTCCGTGGGGGCTTCGGCCTCCTCAAGCGCCTTGACCACCCGCGGCCAGACAAGCGTCCGCAGCGGACCGGTCGAGAGAACCGCGAGGCCCTCCGCCACCACCATCTGGTGCGGTGGCCAGATGAACCGCAGAAGGTAGTTGGGGGCCTGCACGCCTGTGGCGACTGCACGTAATGCCTCCGCCAGACGCCGCGGAACCTCCGTGACCACGGGCGCCACCAGAATCCGCCCCCGCGCGTCCTTCGCAAGGGCCTGGCGTCCATCGTCAAACAGGATCACCGCATCATTCGGAACGAGGGGCGCGAGCTCCGCGTCGAGCGCGGGAGGCACGTGCCCCCTTACCTGTCGCCTCTGATCCAGATACCTCTGGATCGCCGCTACCGTCACCATGATCGCCTCCGTCTTGGTTTTCAGGTGTGCGCGAAAGACTTTCCATGAGGTGTTCAAGGAAATGCCCCATGACAGGGGCTTCTGCGCCCATGCGCCATGCGGCGTACGACGCAGAGAACCGCTCGTAGGTGATACGTGGGACCTGGTCCTTGTACGCGCCGAATCGGAAGGACACGAACGGATCGTCCGAAGTGTCGGTCGCATCGTCGGTCTCGCGATTGGAAATCATCGGGAGTGTCGTTCCGAGGTCCGCCGCTTCCGCTGCATCCTCTTCATCAGCCGCGATCTCGCCGAGAAGTTCCTCAAGTTCATCCTCGCGGAAGCCGGTGGTTTCGAGAAGCGTGGAGTCATCCGCGATCTCGGCGAGGAGTGCCTGGAGGCGGGCCATATCCCAGTCGCCGTGAATCCGGTTCAGCGCAACGTTCAGCGCCTTCGCGCGCGCCACGTCCAGTTCCACGATCACGGCAGGGACGACATCAAGCCCCATCTCCCGCGCAACCATCACCCGCTGATTCCCACCGAGGACTTCCATCGTCGGGCGGTTGACCACGACAGGCTCGACGAACCCGTATTCCTCGATGGACCGTCGGAGGGCCGCTTTCTCGGTCTCAGGCATGTATCGTGGATTCCAATCAGGCAGCCGGATGTCCGCAACCTTGATCTCGACGACCTCCATCGTTGTGCCACCTTGTCAAAACCCAAGATCATGATACCATCAGCACGATGGACGCGCAACTGCGAGACGCGCTGGTCCTTGTGAAATACCCTGGCGGCAAATACGCCCTCATCCCCTGGATTTATCGGTGGTTCCCAGACCATCGGTTCTACGTCGAGCCGTTCGGGGGGATGCTGACGGTGTACCTCAACGTGAGGAACGTTGACCCGAAGAACCTGATCTTGAACGACGTGTCACCAATGGTGGTGAACGTTTGGCGGGTCATGGCCGCCCCAGACCTGGCGCGTGACCTGGCGCGGCGACTCCGCGAGCAGTCCAACTCCGATGAGGATGAACATGTGGTGCGACGGATACTTGGGAGCCTCCGCCATCACGACAGACCATCGGTGGAGGCGGCCTACGCCGTCCTTGCGGGATACTCGTGCGCCTACTTCGGTATCCTCGGGCATCGCGCGTCGCGCGGGACCGCCGTACCCTTCTCGTACCGCACCGCCGCACTGATCTCCGCGAAACTGAGGCGCGCGGTGCTGATGTGCCGCGACTGGCGCGCCGTCGCGCGCGACTACGACCGCGAAGGATACTTCTTCTATCTGGACCCGCCGTACTACGAGAGCACGAACCAGTACGGCAGTACCTGGACCGAAGACGATTTTCACGACCTGGTGCAGTGGATGCGGGAGGCGAAGGCGCGGGTTCTGCTCTCGCACTACCAGCATCCGTATCTGGACGCCCTGGGATTCGAGCGTCGGACGCGCGTGAGGATGCGCAAGATGGGCAGCGCCGCGCGCAAGGTCGAGGCCGTGTACGCGAACTACTCCCTTTCTGAAACACTCGCCGAACGGCGTCTCGCAAGGTTCTGGCTCTTTCATCCGAACAACCGGCGGCACCTGGAGCACCTGTTTCAGAGCGGCTGGCACGCGCTCAAAGAGGGGCTTGACATGGAGCGTGCATCCGCAGAAGATTGCGATGTGGAAAGGGTGTTTTGACACCTTTGACAAGGAGGTGCGTCATGGACCTGTACAAGACCCGCAACCCGTTCCGATTGATTCGGGCGGGCCTCCTCGACAAGTTGCAGGCACTTGAATCTGCCCTCGCCTCTGAGGGTACGAGCATCACCGAGATCGCCACACGGATCGGAGCGAAGGTCAACAGCCTGTCTGCCTTGAAGTCCCTGACCTTCTCCAAACTGGCGGACGAGCAGGTGTATGTCGTCGCGGGCAGCGCCGGGGAAGCCCCGCGTGTGTATGTCTGGGATGCCGACTCCACGGCGGTGGCCGACGAGGATTACATCGTCGCCCACAACTCGGCGCCAGAGACGGGGCGCTTCATCCGGCTGGCGGCGAAGCCCCTCCACAATCACGACGATGCGTACTACGGCAAGGCCTATCTTGACACCGCACTGAACGCGAGACTCCAACTCTACAACATCGCTTTCACGGTCACGGTGCCCACGACGCCGGTGCAGATCGGGGTGCTGCCATCAGGCGCCATCATCCATGATGCGCTCCTCGCAATCGAGACCCCAGGACCGGCGGGCTCCACGATCAGTATCGGGGGCGGCACGAACGCAGACGAAATCTTCTCTGCGGCGGATGCCTCCGCTCAGGGGCCGGTCGAACTGGCGCCCGGCTGGGATGCCGTGAACAGCGTCCTGACGCTGGGGAACATGGGCTCCGAGATCGCGATCCTCGTCGCGTCGGACCACGCATTCGTCAAGACGCCGTTCCCTGCTGAGGAGGGACTCGGCGGATCGCAGGTCTACGCGAAGGCGTCGGGTGACCCTGGGACCGTGATTGGCCGACTGTTTCTGACGATCACCGTCTGGTGGAGGTGAGCCATGCCACTCCCGAAGGAGCATGAGGGCGGGCACAAGAGCCCTCCGAAGGAGTACGCGGAGCGCGGGGCCACGAAGCCCGAGCACTACGCGGACCCGCGCAACTGCAAGTATCCGATCCACGGGAAGAATGAACGCGAGACCTACGAGTTCATCCGTGCGGCCATCGGGTACTTCTGCAAGCCAGAAAACTACAAGAAGTACCCTCCGGACGAGCGCAGGACCGTCGCCCGCAGGATTCTCGATGCGGCGGAAAAGGCTGGGGCCGAGGTCGGGGAAACCCTGCGGAAACTGGCCGGAGAGAAGGTCGCAAAGGCCGTCGCGGTCATGGAGCGCGGGCGCTGGGTCCTCAAGGCGTTCAATGTGCCGGTCATCGAGAAGGCTCCGGTTGGCGGCGGGAGCCCGTGGCCCAAGAACTTGGGTCTTGGGGGAAGCATCCGACGCCTCGGTCCTCAGGCAGTCGGCATCGAGCGTGGCGCCGATGGTGGCTACTACGTGGTGATCCCGAAACCGATGATCGAGCAGGGACCGCGTGGAGGGTACATCACGGGCTACGGGCGGCGCGGACAGAAGGAATACGGCGGCGTGATTCGCCGCAGGCTCAATGTGACGGCTCCGGAGCAGATCACCCAGGACATGGTCTCGCAGGCGTTCACCGATGCGTGGCCGGAGTTCCAGCAGGCTGCCACGGCGACTGGACGGATACCGCGCTACGAGGACTACGCACCGCAGAAGACCAGTATCTACTTGGTGGACTCCGTACACGGCACGCTCCAGCCGTTCTTCGGGCGGGCGGAGCCGGTTGCAGAGCGCCAGACGGTCGTCAAGCAGGAGTACAAGCGTCAGGAACCAACCGTTGGGAAGGTCCAGGACAAGCGGCTTGGCAAGAAACAGATCGCGCGGGCCATGCGCGATCTGGGCATCTCGCACGACACCTTCCTGAAGGGTACGTTCCCACAGCGAGACCTGACGGGCCGCGTGCAGATGTGCGCCGTCATCAAGGGAGAACACCCCGAATACGGCGTGGGGTACATGGTGACTCCTGGCGGCACACCGGAGGAGCACGATCCGCAGGAAAGCGAAAAACTGGGGCATCTGGCTGATGTCATTGGCCTGAACAACCTCGGGCAGGCGTTCATCCTCAGCCTGTATCCCACGGGTCTCGACCACTCGCCAAGCGGCAAGAAGCAGACGGCCATCGGGATGTTCGTGAGGCCGCCGGAGACCATGGCCCAGCATGGGCCTGGCGCGTGGAGCGCCCGATGGACGTGGGAGCGCCCGCTGCGGACGACGCCGATGTACGGGCGCACACCGGAGAACCGGAAGATCGGCGAACAGCGTTCGTTCGCCGTGACCACCCGTGTTTGGGGCGAATGGGTCGAGGGGGACAGGCTTTTCAAACACCTGCGCGACTCGCTGGCGATGGGCGGGCCACGCGACGTGGACTCCGCGTTCCGGTTGTGGCTGATCGGGGAGGGGTTCGATGTCGGCGACCCCGAGCACACGGCGAAAGGGAACATCTACGGCGCGACGGCCCTGTCGTGGGCGGATGTCACCGTCGAATCGGACGATAGCGGCACGGTTTTCGTGCTCGCAAAGGGCCGCGGGAAGTACGACAACGACCTCAACTTCCGACTGCCCATCGGGAATGTCGGCGATGTCCAGACGCAGCAACTGGCTCAGAGCATCATGGACGCGCTGAGCGCGCGAGACCAGTTCGAGCCCCCGTTGGAGGACCGCCGCGCGGATGTGGCGCGCACCCACAAGCGGCTTCTCGACCTGGCACAACGGCTGGCCCCAGCGGAAACGCGGGTCCGGCTGAACGATGTCCGGATCGTCGGGTACTCGAAGATGCTCTACCGGACGGTGCTTGACCTCGCGCGTCCGGCCCCTGGTGTTGGGGGGCGGACCCGCGTCTCCATGCGTGCGATCCGCGACGAGCTCAAGAAGCGCTTCGCGGAGCGTGGGCTGAATCCGAACAATGCCATGCAGCGCATCCCAGCGGAGGCGTGGCAACTGGCGCTTCGTCATGTGAGTGCGGAGGTCGAGATCGTGAAGGCGCTCACGCCGTGGCAGGTCGTGAATACGGGGATCAACATGGACCTCGCGCAGATGGAATGGGACGAGGCGGATGTCCCAGAGTTCTTCGACTACTCGGAGTACCCAGACCTCCTGCCGGATGCGAAGGACATCGAGACCCTCTACGCGGAACTCGCCGAGGAACTGGACGCCGAGGACGAGAAGGGAGAGTGACGTGTGGCCTCCCGCGACCGCGAGACGTTCGACCCTGGTGAGGTGATACTCGCTGCACTCGACGATCCGTGGTACGCGCGGTATCAGGCGTCCCAGTGGCGCGAGCCCCCGCACTTCGCGAACCTCGTCTCGTACTCGTTGTTGCGCGACCTGTCCCGCAAGCACATCATCGCCGTCATCTTGCAAACGCGGATCGCCCAGATCGCGGAGTTCGCGCGGATACCCCGCGATCCCCGCGAAACCGGCTTCAAGGTCGTGCGGCGCGATGGGAAGTCCCCAACACGCGCAGACGAGAAGGAGGCGGAGCGGATTCAGGGGTGGCTGCTGACCTGTGGCGAATGGTCATGGGCCGACAAGCACAAGGAGCACCGCGTCTACCGACAGAGGCTGTCGTTCGAGTACCTCTGTCGGGCGCTCATGCGAGACTCTCTGCGCTACGATCAGGCGTGCGCGCAGATTGTCCACACCAGACTCGGCAAACCGTTGTGTGTCCTTCCTGTGGATGCGGCAACCATCCGAATCAACGAGGATGCATCCGGCTACGTGCAGGTGCTTGAGGAGTACGAGATCGTTGCGGAGTTCGCGCCGGAGGAGATGCTCTTCGGAATCCGGCGTCCTCGTACCGACCTCCAGTCTATGGGATACGGCTACCCTGAGCTGATCGAGGTCGTGGACATCTTGACGGCGTTCCTCTGGGGCTACCAGTACAACGCCAACTACTTCCGGCAGGGCATGAACACGAAGGGTATCCTCGTGGTGCCAGGCGGGATGCTGCCGGAGCAACTACAGGCGTTCCGCCGCGAACTCCAGGCGGTCGCCACGGGCGTTGGGAGCGCCCATCGTATCCCGATTCTGAATCCGAAGACCGAGAAGTCGAACATCCAGTGGCTCTCCCTCGGGCGCGCCAACTCCGACATGGAGTACCGCGAGTGGATGAACTGGTTGATGAAGGTTTTGTGCGGCATCTATCTGATTGATCCTGCGGAGATCGGGTTTCAGTTTGGGGCGGAGGGCCAGCGGGGTGCTGTGTTTCAATCGAGCCCTGAGACGCGGGTGCAGATCGGGCGGGACAAGGGCCTGCGGCCACTGCTGCGAGACCTTGAATCGTGGCTCAACCATTACATCGTCAACCAGTTGAATCCTGACTTCGTGATTCGGTTTCAGGGGCTTGCGGATTTCGCGGAGCGGGACCGCGCTGATTTTGACGACAAGCGGGTCCGAGCCTACATGACGGTGGACGAGATACGCGCGGAGCACGGGTTGCAGCCATTGCCAAGCGGGCTTGGGAAACTGCCGGCCAACCCATCCCTGCTCCAGATCATCCAGCTGGGCGTTGGAATGGGGTTCATTGACGCGGCGAGCCTGTTTGGTGGCGGGCAACCACAGGGCCTCGGTGGTCTGGGTGGTCTGGGTGGTCTCGCTGGTGGTCTGGAACACGGCGCTGGTGCCCCATTGCGCACTGCCGCCGGTCCAGGTAGGATAACCGAAGAAGCGGAGGAGGGTGGACATGCCTGATTCCATTCGCGTGCAAGGACAGACAACGTTCCGCCCAGGCGTCTTCCCATTGGTGGATGCCGAGGCGCTTGCGGGGCTCGGTCCGGCCATCACAGGGACGATTGCGGTGCTTGGGGAGTTCGTGCGGGGCGGGCCGCCACAGACCCCGATCATCGTGCGCTCTGCATCTGCGCTGCGGCGTCTTCTCACGGCGCGGGACGCGGCGATCATCGGTCAACTGGCCTTTCGCCCGTCCTCGGACCCACGGATACCGAATGGTGCCAACCGCCTGATCCTGGTCCGTGTCAACAAGGCCGATTACGCCGCGCTCACCGTGCAGGATGATGGCGATCAGGACAGCATCATCCTGAAGGCGGCGGACGCCGGCGCCTTCGGGAACGAGATCAAGGTCCAGGTGCTCGCATCCTCGCGGTATGCCGGCGCGGGCCGGAAGGTCACCGTCGCCTACCGGTCGGAAAGCGCCGCCGTGGACAACCTTGGGTACAACCAGCAGAAGGTCCGTCTTGGATACGACGGAGACATCCCTGAGGATGACGTGTACGAGTCTTGCCAGGTGGCGCTGGACGGCGCGATGTTCGCCATCGAGTGGCGGCTACGCACCCCCAAACCCACAGGGCCGTCGAAGGCGTGGCTCCCATCGGGCGTAGCCTTCACCTCGGCCATCGTCTTCGAGACGACGGACAACGCAGGGACGCTGGCTCCACCTGGGGCTGGGAACACCGTGTCCATCCAGGTCCAGGGGGTCAACCGCGAGACGGGCAAGGCCGATACGGAGACCGTCACGATCTCTGGTGCCAGCACGCGCGGGGTCACGACAAAGCAGTGGTCACATGTGGATGCGATCACGATCAGTGGGAACTTCGGGGCCACGGCGACCCAACTGCGGATTTCGGCCCTCTCGCACCTGGCGGATACGACGACGAGCGAACTGCAACACCTCGTCGGGCGCTACACAGGGGCGGGCGACTCGTATCATGCCCTTCTCCTTGGAACCTCGACGGCGCCGGTATCCGACCTGGACCAGGAGGGGGTCTACGATCCGGACAGCTGGCCGCACGTGTCTGGACGGGAGCTCCGCACGCGGATGTCGGTGGGCGAGGCGGGCTGGGGGGCCAATGGGCCGGTTGCCGCACCCTTCGCGTGGGCCGGACGCCTTGCGTTCCTGCTTTCTGGGGCTCTTGGGAACGACGTATCGTTCGCGATCAGCGGGACGGCCCGCGATACGAACGAGGCCGCCAGCGAGACCGTGACGATCAAGGCAGGCTCGCTCTATGGGGCAGGGAGCATCGCGTGGGCCTCGGTCACGAGCATCGTCAAGACCGGAAGCCTGGGGACCGAGACCGTGCAGATTTCGTCGGATGGGATCGGGCTGACCGCCAATCTGAAGGCGCTCGTGGACGGCGTGAACAACGCCCTTTCCACGTATATCACGGCGACGCGCGCGGATGGAGCGAAGGACCTGCCCGCGCCGATGGCCGTGGCCCAGTACCTGCTGGGGGGCAGCGACAATATCCCTGCGGCGGCCTCCGACTGGACGGCGGCACTCGACTTGCTGAAAGCACCAGACCTCGAGATTCAGCACGTGGTTCCTCTGACTGGGTCGGCGGCAGTCCACGCGGCGACTCGCGATCACGTGGACTATATGAGCGGGGCCTATGGCGGCGTGGCGCGCAACGCCTACCTCGGTTTCGGGTCGGTCCCGACGCGGGGGGAACTGGCCGAGCGCCGCGCCCTCCTCAACTCGCGGAACGTGGCGCTCCTCGCTCAGGCGATCAGCGTGTTCGACGAGAACGGGGAGGTCTTGGAACTGCCCCCCTATTACACGGCGCTCCTGGCGGCGGCGTGCGATGCGGGGCGCGCGCCTGGGGAGGGTGTCACCTGGCGCTACGTGTCCATCGTGGATGCGCGGGACGGTGCCAGCCTCTCAGGGGCCGACAGGTGGGCGGTTGTGGACGATCTCGAAGACCTGATCGCCACCGGCATCTTCGTGATCGAGAAGCGCCCGACGGGCTTCCGGTGGTCTCGCGATGTGACCACGTATGCCGTGGACAACAACCCCGTGTTCTCATCGGTCACCGCGAACGAGTCGGTGAACCGGTCGAACGAGTCCATGCGCCGCGCGCTTGAGGCATTCATCGGGAAGCAGGTGACGGGTATCCTGCCGTCGCAGGTCCGGCTGCGGGTCCGCGAAGAGCTCGCCCGCCAGGTGCGGGACAACGAGATCAAGGCGTTCGACCCAAGGTCCATCGAGGTCGAGGACCTGGGAAACGCGATGAACGTCGGGTACAAGGTGGCCGTCTTGGAAACCCTCTACTGGATCACGACAACCCTGCACGTCGTACGCATGGCTGCGTGAGGAGGTGAACCATGCCAGAGACAGTCCTGCATGGTGCGCGCGTGGAGATTCACGTGGCTGGCAAGAAGGTCGGTTGGGGGACCGACTTTCAAGGCACCATCCAGTCTCGCGTGCTGCCTGTCGAGGTGATCGGGCGGCCTGAGCCTGCCGCCTTGCTGAAGGTGGGCTATATCATTGATGGCCGCGTCGGCTTCGTCCGCCTCCTGGAGGACGATCTCAAGGAGATTCTCCCCCCGATGGACGGGGAACATCCAGCGGAGTTCGTGAACTTCCCTCCGTTCCAGATCGCGGTCTATGCGGCGAATCCGCACGATGACAAACCGATCTTTGTGATCGAGGACGCGGTGCTTGTCAACTACACGATGCAGGTGCAGGCGCGGTCCTTCGTCATGCAGAACGTCGCGATCCAGGCCACCCGCATCCGGCATCGGTGGGAACAGTGAGGTGACCAATGCCCTCCATCCAGGACATCGTTCGCGAGACCGCGGAGGCCATCCCAGATGGAAAGCATCGGTTCGCCGTCCGCTACCGGTCTCCGAAGGGAGAGGACCTCGAAGGGACGTTCGTCGCGCGGCTACCGACAGCAGAAGACGTGCGGCAACTGGCGGTGGCCCTCTCTGGACTGGCGCGGGGGGCCGCGTGGCAATCGTTGCCCGCAGACATCCAGACGCTGCTCCTGGCGATGGCCCGATGCGCAGTGCTCGTGGAGGAGTCGCCAGACTGGTTCAAGCGTCCGCTTGACCAGCTCGGACCCGAAATCTTCGTCGCGGTATCGGAGGAGGTGGCGCGGTTCGAAGCCGACTTTTTTCGCCGGTATAGACAAGGCGGCGAAGAGAGTCGCCAGATCGTGGTGGTTCAGCCCGTGCAGAATCCCCGTTGACCAGGCGCCACGGGTCCCCATCGGCCTCCTGATGCTCTACAGGCTCGCGGAACGATACGCATCGGAGCCTCCGCCGGCGGAGGAGATCGTGCCCCCGTTGGAGGCGATCACGGACCCCGAGATCGCCCGACTTGAGCGGGAGTTCCGCGAAAGGTATGGTCTGGTGGAAAGGGTATCGCGACACCTTGAAAGGCGCGATACGGGAGGGCCGGATGCCCGCTGACTTTCAGACAACGGTCGCCGTCGAGGCCGACCCACGGAATCTTCAGCGAATCCTCGACCTTCTGCGAGACATCGAGACGCGCATCAATCGGATCAACGTCACGCCAGTGCAACCACCGACGCCGGCGCCGACACCGGCGCCGACACCGGCGCCGACGACAGCGCCGACCGTCACGCCGCCCCCTGCGCCGGCGCCGACGCCGGCCCCGACCCCCACTCTGACGACGCCCACGGAACCCACGGGCGTAGCGGAGGGAGCCACGGCACCTGAGAGGCAGCGCTCTGCGCTCGAACGCTTCTTGGGGGGGGTTGGCGTTCGGCGGCTGGATCAAGGTGTAGCCTACGCCGCGGGCTACGTGATCAACCGGCTGATCGAGCAGACAGCGGAGGCCTGGGGGCGCGGGATGTTCGCCGCCATCCCCGTCGAGGCCGGCGGGCTCATGGCTGGGACCCCCGCGGGGCTCACCATCGGACTGATCCAGGCCCGACTCGTGGAGCGCCAGGCATACATTCAGATGGGCGCTGGGGCCGGAGGCGTGGCGTCCGCTGGGCTGATGACCGGCGCCGGCGTCGCGGCGGCATCAGGCGCCCTGCCGGTCGCCGGAGCGCTTGCGGCGGCCAGCATCATAACATCGGTCGTCACGAATCTCCTGACGCAGCGGTTCAGCGCGCTCGCCGAAGAAGAGGCGCAAGTGCGCCGGTCGGCGGTCGAGCGCTACGAACAGGCGATCACGGCCCGATACGGGACCGTCGAGCCGATGCTTGTCGCGGCGCGCGGTGGGTATCGCTACAACCTCCCTGGGACCGAGCCTGAGATCATTGGTGGCGGCGCACCATTCTACTTGACCTACCAGGACGTGTTGCAACGACAGGCCCAGGCCGCGGCGCAAGGTGGATTGCCGGTGCCAGTCCAGGCGCTTGGGTATTTTGAGCGGGTCTGGGGAATCAATGCCGGAGAACTTGGGGCCTTCACGCGCGGTTTCCGGCCAGGGTACGGATACGAAACGACGGGGCTGGACCTGCGCAGCGCTCCGACCCTGATCTTGCAAGAGGCCGTGCGCGCGGGGACCGCGGCGGGACTCGCATCGAGCGAAATGCCCCGGATGCTCCAGGAGCAGGTGCGGATCACGGAGCGTGCGGCCCAGATGGGGATGAGTGTCTCGCCGTACTTCGTGACGAACGTCCTGCAACAGGCGGCGGCAGGCGGAATCCAGGGGCGGGCGGCGATGGGCCTGCCAGGCGCGATCCAGCAGGCACAAATGGGCCTTCTACAGCGCGTGACGGGCATGGTCATGCCCCAGGATACGATTCAGGCGATGCTCATGGGCGAACTGGCGACAGAGGCAGGCGGGAACCTTGAGCAGATGGCCGCGCTCGCAGAGGACCCACGGGCGGTCAACGAGATCATCCGTCGCGCGGGGCGGAGGGTAGGGCCTCTCGCTCCATTCTTCTACGCCGGGGCCTTGCAGGTGGCCCCATCGCTTGGACGGCGCTGGGCGGCGGCACCAGAGGTGCCAGAGCGCGTGGCCCCACCACCCACAGAACCACGGGATGTCGGTGTAGCGCTACAAGAAGCATTCACGAGTCTCGTTGCGCGCGTGCTCCCAGAAGCCGCACCAGCGGCAATGGAGCGTCGGGCACTGGTGGAATCCATGCAGCAGACCGCCGTTGCCTGGGACCAGGTGCGTACCTACACGGAGCAGTTGAGCGCTACGATGGCCATGGTGATCGCGATCATGCGGGAGTTCGCGGCGGACGATGTGCGGGCTGGCTTTGGGGAGCTGGCCCGTCTCGCAAGACGCCTTGAGAGCGTGCGGGAGGGCACTATACGCCCGAGGACGGAATGACATGGCCGAATACCCACAGCAGCCTATCCTTGCCCTGCGCATCGGTAATGGCGCGGAGCCACCGAGCAGCGTCCGTTCCTTCGTGGGGCAGATCGTCCGCGCGGATGTCGCCGTCGGATACCGGTCGTCGTTCTCCTGCGAACTCCGCTTCGATCCGCAGGACGCCGATGGTATCACGCAGATGGAGTCCGTGCGCCCGATGGACTGCGTGCGGTTCACCGCGAGTCGCGGCGATCAGCGCCTCGTCACCTTCTTGGGATTCGTCACCCAGGTGACCCGTGCGGACCAAGCACTACAGAACGGGGCGATCACCTGGACCTACCGACTCGATGCGCGCGGATATGGGGAGGTCCTTGACGAGACCACGTTCTACCTCCCGACGGGGATGGTGGATGGGCGTCATCCAGGGATACTCCCATACGTCGAATGGCAGGAGGGCCTACCGCAGCGCTTCGTGCAGACGGTCCGCGATGGTGATCTGTCGGGGTTCGTCCGTGGTATCCTTCAAGAACTCTTGGAGGGTCTGTATCCCGTTGATCAGACACCCCTACTCGCGCTGATGTCCTTTGGACGCATCGCGCCAGTACGCGGCCTGTCCTACGACGCCGGCAACATTGCCGGTCCAGGCTTCACGCTCTCCGAGCTCTTGTCTCGCGTGATCTCCCCAGACCTTCACGAGTTCTTCTGGGATTACGATGGGGAGCGTCCGGCACCCGTCTTCCGCGCGCATCCACTGGTCCGTCGGCGCCCGCGCGAGGTCACGGAGCTCCCATTGGATGTCATCCGCGCGATGCAGATCGCGCGTCCGGCAGTAGACCGCCCAACGGCCTGGGCGCCAGCCGGCCTTGCATCCTTCATCTATTCGAGCAACCTGATGACCACGCTTGGGATGGGGTCCTTGATGCCTGTCGTCGAGACGCCGCTCTTGAACCGGTACGGGTTCCACATGCGCCAGAACCAGGACCCGCTGTTTGCGAGCGCAGGGACGAAGGCGGGGATCGCGGACCTGTTCGCGGCGGCGCTCCGTCGAATGTTGGAGTCGCGGGAGGCCCATTGGTACGACGCTGAGCGGCCCAGCGGGGCGGTGACACTGAAAGCGGCCCAGCCGGTCCAGCCTGGGAACTGGTACAGGGTCCGGTTGTCGCGGCCCGTGCAGTTCCGCGCGCAGGACACCTCCGAATACCGCAAGGGGCGCGAGCGGTACACCTTCATGAGAACGGACGCGATGCTCGTGTACGCGACCTCCGTCCGCCAGGCGTTCTCCGTCCTGCCTGATGGCAAGGTGATCAGCGAGACGCGCATCGAGTACCAGCACGGGAGCCCTGATGCAGCCCTCCCCGTACCAAGCGTACCGAAGGTCGTTGTGACCACGCAGCCTACCAGTGTGCGATGGAAGCCGGTGAACGGAATCGTGCTCGCCGGCACGCGGTATCCGGCGCCATTCGCGGTGATCTACGAACTGAATCGTGATGCGGTGCCTGGGTTCACGGGATTCCACGCGCGCACCACGACGATTACACATCCGCTTCAAGGAATCGTCGTGCATCATTCCGCGGCGGCCAGCGCAGACACCACTCTCGATGCGCTGATCGGACGCAACGTATCCACGCATTTCATCGTTGGTCTTGACGGGGCCATCTATCAACTGCTCGACCCCGTGTACTACGTGGCGCATCATGCGGGGCATTACAACCCCCGCAGCATCGGGATCGATCTCGTCGGTGGCCCAGCGGAGGCGGATGGCCCAGGCGTGGAGTTCACGGCGGTGCAACGCGAAGCCCTGATCGTGCTGATCAACTACCTGATCACGCAGCCGGCCACGGAGATGAACGATGTTGAAGGAATTCGCATGGTGATCCCATATTACCGCAACGGAATCCCGACGCAGCAGTGGCGAAAGTTTGCGGGTCTCGCGGGCTTCCCGATCCTCCAGGTGCCAGGCGTCTACGCCCACAACCAACTGGCCGATGACCGCTGGGACCCGTGCCTCCCGAAGACGACGTTCGAGACGCGCGGGCACTGGTGGGAAGAGTTCGCGAAGATGCTCAAGCAGTCGTGGGGGCAGACATGAACCTCGTTCTTGGTGTCGTGCTTCGCATCTACCGTGCCCCCGCCTCCGACTACTCTGGGCGAGTCGCCGATGTTCTGACCCTTGACCGCCAGATACTCCGGAAGGTTCTGGTCCCCGATATCGGTGGGGGTGGCCCGTGGCAGTCGGGGTTCATGGCCCTGGCTCAGTGCCAGGAGTCGGAGAGGAAGGCGATCATGGCGGCGCTGGAGCGGGGGGAGAATCCCGACGTGTACCGAGCGTCCGGGGCCTTTGTCCTCGTTGCCGAAGTCCAGCGCACGGCGCAGTATGTCATCGTCCAGGTGTTGCGCCATCCAATGGCCCCGCGAGACACGATTCCGGAGCCAGAGGAGAGCGTGCCCCAGGTCACATCCGTGCCCCCGACCTTGCCGCTCGATGCCGTCCCAGAACAGGTTCCGGAGCCGCCAGCGGACGCTGACCGCGACCTCTACACGGCCTTCTACACGTCTGGCTACTCCGACGGCGTATCGCGGCGTTTCGCGGGAGAACCCGAACCATCGGAACGGGACCTCGAGGACCTCTGCTCCCTCGCCCAAGATCAGCGCTGGGATGGGACGACACAGACGTTGACCGTGTATGGGCGGGCCTGGTCACAAGGCGTCAAGGACGGGTATGGAGCGACCCTTCCACCGCCGCCAGAGACGACGGCGCCCGTGGACGGATACGAGCGCGAGGACAGCGCAAGCACCGATACCGAGGGCGGCACGGAGCGTGCCGCACCTCAGGAGCCGGACACGCACTACTTGGAGGTTCAGGGCGTGCGGGTCCGCGTGGACCGGTCCGGTGTCCTGATAGATGCGCGCGACTCGCAGGGCGTTGTACGGGTACAAGGCGCCCTCAAGATCATCGTCGGGGAGACCGTGGTCACCATCGAGAACGGGCAGGTCGTGGTACAATGCGACCGTGTGGACCTTGGTGCAGAGGGCGGCAAGAAGGTGCTGACCGAGGACGCAACATGCTGGTACACGGGCGGCACGCATCGTGCCACCCAGGACCGTGTACGCGCCAAGTAGGAGGTGGCCGTGGCGCTCGCATCGAAGACCGAGCAGGTCGTCTCGCAGGTGGTCAACGAGTTGAAAGCGAAAGACATCAACGTTGGGGGGGCCGATGGGATACGCACGCTGATCGCCGCGATCCTCAAGGCCCTTGACCAGAACCCGCCCATCGCGCCGCCAGGAACGGGGGGCGGGCCGTGTAAATGGCCATGAGCGATCCGCAACCCACAGACCTGATCCCGATCCACTACGTGCTGGCAACACAGGGGGGTTATGCCTTTCCCCGCGCCATGCGCACGGGAAGCAAATCCCTTCAAGGATACCAGCCGTTGATGGCGCCAGACACCACGGCGGTCCGTGCGTTCACCGTGCTCCCTTGGGTCACGGGCGTCCAGTGGCAACTCCAGGCCGCGGTCGCCGTGACCCCGACAATGGCCCAGATCGTCGTCGAATCCGCCGGCTACCGGATTGGGCAGGTGCAGATCGTCGGGGAGGTCGGATACGCGAACCTCGTGACGCAGGGCACCTCCGGCAACGGGGTCATCGAGCATCCGACCGTCCAGTATCTGCGAGACGTGTTCACGATGCTTCAGGACGCGGCTAAAACAGGGCAACGCCTACGCCTCTATGGGATCACCGAGGGGCTCGCGTGGGAGGTCGTCCCCCAGACGTGGATCACGCCGCGCCAGAACGCGAATCGGATGGGAATCTCCTACCAGATCACATTGCAGGTTGTCGGGGTCGTTGCGTTCGACCTCCAAACCCCGCAAGAGACCACACCGCAGAGGCAAGCGCGCGAGCGGGCCTGGTATGAGCGCGCCCAAGATGCGCTCAATACAGCGCGTGATGCCATCGCAAAGGCTCAGGAAGCCCTGCGGAAGGTCCAGGCCGTCGTGGACCGCGCGACGATGGCCATCTACACGATCCAGGGTGCCGTTCAGGACATCGCGCACCTCGTGCAGACGGGAATCGGGCTCCTCTACGCCCCAGCACGCACGGTCCAGCGCGTCCTCGACACGGTCTACCAGATTCAGACGCAGTCCGTTTCCATCGCCTACAGCCTCATCCGACTGTGGCGCTCCGCGTTCGGTTTCGCGGACCTGCACTACGGTCCGCGGTCGCCAGAGTCCATCCCACGCCCACTGTCGGCCACAGACCCACAGAGGCTTGCCTTTGTAGACGTTCTGAACCTTCTTGACGTGGCCCCGAATATGGCAGGCACAATGTGGGATGCCGCGATCCGCACGGTCCGCCCATACGAAATCCACCGCGTTGCTTCCGGCGAGAGCCTTGCGCACATCAGCCTGAGGTACTACGGGTCCACGGACGGGGAGACAGACATCCTCGATGCGAACGAAGCGCTCCGCACCTACGGGCTCATCCCAGGGATGACCCTTGTGATCCCAAAGCGTGGGAGGCAGACCGAGGAGGTGATCACAGCGCCGTCCCCAGAGGAAGGAGAAAGGGCGCCTGAGAACCGCGACTACGGACGCGACCTCCGTCTCGCGGATGGCGACCTTGTCCTCGATGCGGCGGGTGACCTGGCGTTGGTTGACGGGCGCGATGCACTGCTCCAGTCGTTGCTCGTGCGGCTTTCCACCCAACGTGGCACCAACCCGTTCTACCCACGGCTTGGTCTGTCCGTGCAACCAGGGAGCGCGCTGACCGCTGATCGCGCCGCGGACCTCGCGATCTCCGCACGCGAAACCGTGCTCGCAGACGACCGCGTCACCGCCATCCGCTCACTGGCCCTGTCGGATGGTGGCAATGGACTCGTCCTCGATATCGGCGTAGATTCGCATGGGGAGGCCCTGAGAGTATCTTGGGGCGTGTAGGGCACCGAAATGCGAGACTACCGCGACATCGCCGGCCTCATCCTCAACAGGATGCTTCTCTCCCAACCGAATCCGCCAGTCGGGGTCCGGCCTGGGGGAGTACTGGACCAACTGGCGCTTGCCATCGGCCACGAACTCGCGGCCCTTGAACGCCAGGTCTGGGCATTGCGCGATGCGCGCCTCGTCGAGACAGCGGACATCGAGGGGCTGTCGGTCCTCGCACGGGAGTACACGGGAACTGGCCGCAAGGGTCCGGTCGCCGCAGTCGGCCAGGGACACTTCCTGCGGGATATCCCAGGTGAGGCGCTCATAGTCGAGGCTGGGCAGAAGGTCCAGGCGGAGGGCGGCATGATCTACGAGACGCTGGCCTCTGCCTACTTCGCACCCACAGACACGGAGTCCTCGGATGTGCCCTTCCGCTGCACCATCCTCGGACCCGACGGGAACCTGGCTGTCTCGCAGGCCGGCACCTGGAAGGTTGTTGCGCCGCCGGCGGGGGTCACGGGCTTCGTTCAGACCGCCGACGCTCTCGGTGGGGACGTTGCGGAGACCGCCGAACAGGTCCGTGCCCGTATCCGCGCCTGGCGCTCTGGGTTCCGCTCCGCGACACCAACCGGTCTCAAGGCTGTCGCCTACTCGACCGAGTACGAGGGCCAGCGCGTCGCCTACGCGGTCTATGATGACCAGGCGGCCATCCTCTATGTGTCGGACGCCGCGGGGCTCCTGGACCAGCGCGCGTCCGTCGAAGCCTTGCAGGTGCTCGTGGAGTCGGCGCTTGGCAACGAGCGCGAGTTGCAACTGCCGCACCGCGCGATCACTCCGCAGAGCGCGATCACCTATCTCCTTGCCACAAGTCCAGGGAGCGTACCAGAGACACAGGTCATCCCCTGCTACCTCGTGCATCCGTGGGGGGTCCTGCGACTCGCGGACCCGCCGCCGCAATACTGGCGGGTCACTGTTCCTGTGCCATACGAGTACTACACGGGCCTGGTTGCGGCGGTCCAGGATGCGATTGACGGCGTCACCACGGACCTGGGCGTGGTTCCTGCCGGCTCGGTCATCGCGGTTCGTCCCGCCACCCGCATCACCGTTGCGATCAGCGCCTTGGTCCGCGTCACGGGGAGCAGCGACGCGCGCCTTGAAAGCCGCCTTGTGCGTCGGATCGCACAGACGGTCAATGGCACGCCGATGGGCGTGGCGCTCTACCCGTCTTCCATCGTTGCCACCGTCCGCGCCGAACCGGCCACCGTGGACTGCACGGTCCTGCTGAACGGCGCGGAGGCACCGGTCATCGCCGCCCCGCACGAGATCATCCGGACCGACGAGAACAACGTCTCGCTGGAGTTCGTCCGATGAGAGAAGGAACCCGATTCGAACCGTACATGATCGTGGCCGTCGAGGACCTGATCGCAGATCAGGATGCGTGCCAGAGGTACGGTTCGCTCCTCGCCCGCGCGATGTTCCGCTCGACGTTCCGCGGACACACATCCTACCCAGCGTTCGGAGGACTTGATTTTCCTCTTGGCGCGGTCCTCGACCGCCCAGACCCGATTGGCAAGAACGACATCCTCTGGACACGGGACCCAGGCTCCGGAACCGGCACCCTCTGGCTCAAGGCGGGTTGGGTGTTTGCGCTGTCCAACCCCGCCGATACGACGCACGATGGCACCATCGTCCGTCTCGCAGATGACGTGACCATCACCTCGCGTTCCCTTGCAGACCCCACCTACGTACTCGTGCGTCTGGCCCCCTCGTATGCGCCGTCCGGCGATACGCAGACCCGCGTCTTTCTGGACCCTGGGACAGGGACCCGATATTCCGCACAGGTCCAGGTCATGCAGAAACGCGCCTTGCAGGTCACGACCGGCGACTGGCGCGGGCTCATCGAAGACGGCTGGCAGAAGGCATTCTACCTGGGAGACGCGGGGATCGACGTGATCTCTGCTCTACCACCATACAACGCCGATGGCGACGCGGCGCCGTCCCTCGCCCTTGCCGTCAATGCACTGGCCCTCTCTCTTGGTGCCACACGAGGCGAGGAGTGGTGGAGGTATCCCCCAGCAGGTTCCATCGTCTCGCTGGACTCGCGTATCAGCGCCCTGGAGGCATCGGTTGCCGCGATCACCGCGAAGATCGCGCCGCGCTGGGGTCGGTTCAAGACGCTTGGCGCGACAGCGCTTTCCGGCAACGGCACCTTCCCCTTCTCCTACGATGGTGGTTTTGACCTCCAGGGCATCGGGACGAATGCCTTCGTCTCAGAGTTCACGCTACCTGCTGGGAGATCGTATCTGCTGATCGCCACCTTCTACTGGGGGGGGAATGCTGGGGACTGGGACTACGCGCTCTCACCAACCGGCGGCGGCAATCCCGTGCTTTACGCACACGGCCTGCCATCGGAAGGATACACAGAGGTCACGATTCTGCGGGCCAGCGATACCAGTACGACGCTTGCCGCATCCGTCTCATCCACGACAGGCAGCTCCGCCACATTGACCGCAAGCCTGACGATCATCGGCTTCGCTCCGAAGGAGTAGTCCATGCGCGAGACCGTGCTCTTCAACGACTGGGAACGCCTGGAGAAGGTGGATGTCGCGGCGATGGAATCCCTGTGCTCCGCCGCTGGGAGCCGGTACATCCAGGCGCTACTCGATGCGATCCGCAAGGGCCGCCAGATCGGCACCATACCTGCCGCCGCATGGCTCCCGCTCACCTTCGCCCGTGGATGCGTCCTGCAACCTGGCACCGTCTCCGTCAACACCGTGACCGGAGATGTCACCCTCTCCGGCACCTGGCGCTTCGCGTTCGCGTCCGACGGAACCCCAGGACAGGTCGAGGACTGGACGGGGACCCTTGTGATCGGAAACGGCTGGGTGTCGGGCCAGAACCGACTGGTCCTCCTCAAGCCGCAGTGGGCGGACACGGCCACCGCCAGCCGGATGATTGGCGATCCGGATACCGGCGTCTTCACGCAGACCTCCATCGCGACTCGCAATCGCCTGACGGGTCTGCTGGCAACCGTCGTAAACGTGGTGCCCATCGGCGGATGGTGGGCTGATGCAATCGTGGCGCTCGAAGCCGCCGGATACCGGTGGCTCCTGTGGACCGACGGTCAACCCGCCGGCACCTACGAGCTCTTCTCCGTCCTCCCCCCGTTCTACGAGGAGCAGGACACTCCGCCCGCACGCTACCCGTCTTCGGTCTCGCAGGTCCTATGGGGACTCGTCTCCCAGATCGCGCGCATCATTGATGGCTCCGCACCAGGCTTGGCGCCATCGGGCACGGCCAACTGGCTCATCGCACCGCAAACCAGCCTGGCGTCCCTCGCAGAGGATGTTGCCGCACGGTCCCTGAAAGCAGCCTGCCGCCTCACGCAAACCCCTCCCTACTACACCGAGGGCATGGGGATCGATGCGGTCACCAAGACGGATGACTCGTGGTGGCAGATCACGCTGACCACCGACGCCCGCTGGTTCAGCGCACAACTCGTTGCGCAGAACAACAGCGACCCACATCCTGATGGGCCTATCTACCTACGACTCTGGCGCCAGTCCGCAACAGTGGTATCGGTCGGGGTGTACTATTGGAACGGCACCGCCTGGGCACTGATCCCGTCGCTCGGCGGAGCATGGACCGTTGACTTCCTGGCGTTCGGGAGCGCGACATGACCTTCGAGTACCTCGGGCGCGAGACCGTAGATGCGCTTGGCGGAACCCAGTTCGGCGTCCTCTCGGATTCCGTGCTCACCGCCAAGTCCGTCCGCATCCGCGTCGAGCGCCTGGCAGACGCGGGCACATGGGAACCGGTGGCGTATTGTCGCGGCTACCTCTCCGATCTCGACCTGCCGATCTATGGGCTCGGACTTCCAAGCGAGGCGCCAGAGGACCTGCGACTCGTCATAGGATATCTGCCGCCGCTCATCCCAATGGCCGCCTACGGACTCCGCGTCTTCTTGGATGGTGCTGATGCGGGGCTGGTGCTCGAAAGCCCCGTGTTCCGCGTGCTGCCGCCGGCAGGCTCCATACAGGCGGATGACCTGCGGGCACTGTTCCCGACTCCACCCTACACGACCGGTCCACGGGCGCCAGATGATCTGCTACGATACGGAACGAGGTCGTGGAAATGACGGCTGATCTCGCAACAGGTATTGGCGACTACTTCGGCGGACCCGCCGGACTCGTCGCGCCTGGTCACCTGGAGGAGTAGGAGGCTTAGATGGCAATCCAAGCGTCGGGCCGCGTACAGACCACGGCGATCAACTCACAGCGCGCGCTCTACCACATCCGCAACTTCATCCTCGGGTTGAATCCTGCGCACATCACCATCGTGGACTCATCAGCCGCCGGAGGGTCATGGGATTCCGAGGCCAACGTCGGGGACGGCGCCTACCTCGTCCTGCAATCCGCGTACACGGTAGGCGGGTCTCGCTGGCAACTGTTCATCGGAGGCCGCTCCACAGCCGGAAACCTCACGCCGGGGATGACCGGCTCCTACAACGGGCTCTACGTGGATTTCTCGTGGGACGGGTCCTGGAGCTCCGCGCAAGGGAAGTTCACGGGCCTCCGCCTCTACGACCTCTTCGGCGGACCGGTCAAGGTGGATCGCGCGGCGGCAGCCAACATGGGACCGTTCAACATGGAGATGGCGGTCGTCGAGCGACTCTCCGCAACGACAGGCGCGGTCCTCGACGTCGCCTTCATCTGGATCGGCGACAACTTGAAGGATGGCACGTGGGACTCCGGCGTGTACGCTGGCACCATCCACCCCGCGAACAGCGCCGTCGCCCGCCCGACAGTGGTTCTCGTCGGGGCGCCATCCGCCTCGTCCACCAGCAACAACTGGGCGTACTACAACGCCGGCAACGCGAACGGTGGGTGTCTCGCATCGGATAACGCAACGCTCAACAAGATGTGCGGTTTGCCTGCCGTCGGCACCTACGAGCAGACCAACTGGTTCCTGACGGACGATGGCGGCGGCATCTACGGCGAGGAGTATCGCGTGTACAATGCAGCCGCCCAGCGCGTCAAGGGCCGGCTTGTCGAGGTGTACAAGTGCGATTACAACCTCTCGACCGGCCTCAAGACCGCCGATGGCAAGTGGATGGTAGTCTCGGGACTCCTCGTCCCGTCAAAGCCATGATATGGATGCTTTCCTTGCACCAGGAATCGGCCGCTACTTCGGCGCCCCGTCTGCGAGCCGCTGGCTCTTCGAGCCGGCAGTTCCACCGGCGCGCTGGGCGTCCGCTACGTGCCTTGCCACACGGCTGGTGCGACTTACCGCCTCCCAGCCCCTCTCCGTGGTGCCAGTGGACGGATGGGTGCTCACCCCGTTCGGGGCCGGAGACCCAAACCCGACGGTGGTCAACGTGGCGTTCACCGCAGGTACATCCGATGTCTTCTTGGAACTCTCCGCGCCCCTGACCTCCGGCCTCTTCTACATGTTCACGGCCCCAGAGGGCCTGCGAGACATCGGCAATCGCCCGTTCGCAACCGACGGCACCACGGTCCTCTGCTTCATCCCCTTGTTCGACCCAGCACCCCTCCCTCCACGCGGCCTCCTCGAATCGCTGATCGAGGCGTTCGCCTCGGCAGCCCGCGAAATCGCTGGCACCGCGTACACCGCGCTCGTCACGCAGTGCGATGGCCCCGACACCACGCTCCACGTCGTATCCACCTACGGGTTTCGCCCTGCTGGGACCATTCGGATCGGCGACGAGATCATGCAATACGAGAGCGCATCGGACACCACCTTCCGCGTCATCCGATCCGCCACAACCTCCTACCCACCAGGCACCCTGGTGCGTGCCATGCCAGGCGCGACGGAGTGCTATCGCACCGCGGCCATCGAGTCCATGTCCCCTGCCGCCGCCCCCCGCCGCGATCTTGCGGCGTACCTCCTGGCAACTGAACTGGAGGCCATCGAGCCGTACACGTGGATGGGTCTCGCAGACATCCAGGACCTGGCCGTCGCACTCCTCTCCCGTCCACAAGGGGAGTGGGGCGCGGTCCGCGCCATCTGCCGCGCCATCTTCGCAAGCCTCAGCATCCGTGGACATGGAGCGCGGCTCTCGGATGACGGGACCCTTGTCATCCCCACAGACCGGCTCCCGCAGTACCTGCTGTACACCTGGCACGTAGCGTGCCTGGTTGGGCGCGAAGTCGGGATCACGGACCGCGTTCTCACAGACGTGAATACCCGCGCGATTATCGAGGGTTCCGCGCTCACCGAGGATGGTCTCGTCATCCGTCTTCGGCGACTCGCCGGATACCCCACCCTCCCCTCTCCGTTCGCCGCCGGTCAGGAGAACCTGGATTGGGAGATCGGGGCCTTCGCGATCACCCTGTCCATCGGCTTTCTGATGATTCGTGGAGCGGCCCTTGCCAACAACGTTCCGCTGGTCTCGCAGGCACGCATCGAGGGCGCTCTGGGAACCCTCGATACGGATGGCGGCGCACTTCCAACCATCGCTCTTGGGACCAGCGCATCGCGCTACACCGCGCGGCGTCCAGGCTTCCTCGTTCTGATCACGCCCCCAATCCACATCGGGACCTTCGTCCTGCGGCCTCGGTCCGCAGGGGTCCCGCCGGACATGGATGATCTCGGGGGAGTATTGGCACCGCGCGCCGCCGGACAGACAAGCCCCGACTGGACGTGCATCGCGCCGTTCACGCTGCCAACGCCCGCATCACCCGCTGGCGTCCGCATCCGTGGGATGTTCGTCTAGAGGCACTGGTACGAGGTCTTCGAGCGTCCACGGCCCATGCTGATCGTACCACGCAAGCACCGCGGGGCCTCCTGGCAGACCTACGAACTCCTGCTTGATCGCCGCATCGGTCCACAACCAACGCCCCGCGATCTTCGCGCGGAGCGCCAGGCTTCGCATCCGGATTGCGAGACAGAGGAGCGCCGCAGGCCGCTCCCGCAAGGCGTCAATCTCCAGACCCGCAGGTAGCCGTACCCACGGGCCGACAGGGCAGTCTAGGTGTCCCTCGATATCCGTGTAGGCGCCGCAGAACGGACAGTCCGCCTGATACGGATCGTCTGCGTACACCGCCTTCGCAAACGGTCCCATCACGTGGTCTCCGCGGCCAGAATCGTCAGGTTGTCCGGACGCCGGTGCACCGCGGCATCCCACCGCCCTCGCGCCGCCGCGTCCATCACCTCGAGATTGTCCGCAATCAGCATGTAGGCTTCCGACGGCCTGGCGCGTGCCACCAGGATCGCCGCGTTCAGCGCCCAGACACGGGATTCGCCCGACGATAGCAGGCTTGGCTCGATCACGCTGCCATCCCGCACGATCACGAGCCGCCCTTGGTCTACCTGCACCGTCCCGATCCCACACTCGGACAACGCCTGGCAGACCGCCCGCACGCCCGCGTCATCCGCGGCCCCTGGTGCCAACGCCCGCACCGCCTCTGCCAGAGCCTCCATCCGCTTGCACTCGGCGTCCACAGCCTTGTGCTGTTTCCGCCGTTCCTCGCGCTCTACGGCCCCCTGCAACCGCTGTCGCGCTTCGGTCAACGCGGCCTCGAGCCGTGCCTTCTGCTCGCGCAGATCGGCGGTCTCTTCCTCGTGTTGCGCGGCCTCCCCCAAGACGGCCTCGTAAGCCACCTGCGCCCGACGGTATGCCTCCTCATACCCCCGTAGTCGCGCCTGTGCCTCGTCGTAGCGCCGCCACTCCGCGGCCAACTCCGCGACCTGCCGCTGCTGGTGGTACAGCCGCTGCAACGCCTCCGCCGTTGCGCGCGCCGCCAGATACTCCGCCTCGACCTCCTCGGCCTCCCGCAGCGTATCCGCAAAGAGCCCCGCGTCCACCTTCTGGCGGCACTTCGGGCACCGGCCCGCCTCGATCAGCTGGCGGACCCCCGCGTATCCCTTGAGCCGCGACTCCAAGACCGCGGCCTCCCGTTGCGCCTCGTGCAACTGGTTCGCGAGCTCCGACAGGTCTGGCACGGTCTCCGGTCGCGGAGCATCAGGAGGGGAGACACCCCCAGCGCGGGCGAGCGCGCGCTGCGCGCTGTCCACGGCCCCATGCGCCATGGCTATCGCGACCTCGTAGTCCTTGATCTCTGGGAGCGCGCGATATGCCGCCTCCAGACGCTCGACCTCCGCCTTGAGCTCCGCGACAGACGGCCCATCCGATGACCCAGCCAGGCCCCGCCGCATCCTGCGTAGCGCCTCGATCTGGCCCGACAGACGCGCCTCGATCTGCGTGAGCCACTCGGTCTGATCGGCCTCCGGATCACACGGCCCGAGCACCTGGGTCACCGCCTCCCGCGACTCGTTGACCCGCGCGGCGATCTCCGCGAGAAGGTCACGGGACTCCGTGCCACGGCCAGTCAACGCCGCGCCCAGCGTGCGCAGGAACGGCCCTCGGAGCGCCGTCACATCCGGCCCACCCACGAGCAGGACCTTCGGACCACCGGACCCGCTCCGATGCACTCCGCGCGCGTCCACCGTCACGCGCCGCGCCCACTCGATGCCGAGGACCTCCCAGGCCCCTGGCGCCGCTGCGCACGTCGCACGGTCCAACGACGTGCCGTCGGCGCGCGTTCCGTGCAACGCGAGCGCCATCATGTCCAGGCGGGTCGTCTTGCCTGCCCCGTTCGGCCCAGTCAGGACGTGATGCCCCGTGAGCGTGTCATCAACCTGCTGCCCTCGCCACCTTCCATGCACTCGCATCACCACACCTCCGTCATCAAGCGCGCGTAGTGCCGCACGCTCGGATGCGGTCGCACATCGGCCTGCGGATCGCGCATCCTTGCCCCAATCCACTTTCCAAGCCTCTGGACTTTCTTGTCCAAGAGGACCCGTTCGACCCACTCGACGGCCATCGTGAGCCACCGTTCCATCGCCTCCACATCCTCGACCGCCGGAAACAGCCGGAACTCCGCCGCCGCATGGCTATCCACGAAGTTCAGCGCGTGATACCGGTCGTTGTACACGGTACGCCTCTCGATCACCGCCCGCAGATACGCCCAGGTGTCCGGTCGCGCGAACTGAGCCCGTTTCAGCCAGCGCCGGTCCTTCTCCCAATCCGGCCCATATGCCGCCTCAAGAAAGCGTGTCTGCGTGTTGCAGAGCATCCAATCTATGATCGCCGCCGCGACAAGCAACTCGCGGCCCTCCCGTGCGATCTGCGCGACGTTCATCCGCCAGAACTGTAGTGCCGTATGCCACCGTGGGTAGTCGCTCATATCACGCGGCGCTTCTGGTTCTGGCGTGTCGTAGAGATTCCCGACATGCACATGGAACCCACAGGTGTCCGTGAAACGCGCGCCGTGCCGCACAAGGCACGCATGGATCAGCCGCAGACGCTCGCGCGCCTCGGACAGGCTGCGCACCGGTCGCGAGTTGAGTTCGAAGGACTTCTTCACGCGCGGCCCCGTACTCCGGTCCGGCTGCCAGTACGAAACATCGAATATCCCGTCTGCCTCTTGCGCGCGCAAGACTTCCTCGTACCCCAGACCGAACGCCTCGACCTCGAATCCAACGGTCATGGCATCCCCCCGCCATACGGGCAATCGTACCAGGCCTCACACCACTCCGGCGAATGCCACCACCCGTCAGTCGCCGGCGGATAGACCCCGGCCCGAATCTGATCGGCGACGGCCACCGCGCGGTAGCGGACCCGCACATCGTCCGCCACGGTCCGGCGCGTCTCGACCACCTTCGGCCCCTTCGCCCCGAGGTGTACGATCTCGATGCGCACCTCATCATCGGTCACCAGCCCGTTCGCCCGCGCTAGGCAGGCATACGCAGACATCTGGATCGACTGGTCAGCGTCGGTCTGCGTCCACGCGCGCGCCCCCGTCTTGAGGTCCAGGATGGCGCCACGATAGACCATGTCGAGCCTCCCCCGCAGAACGACACCTGGCGCCACGGTCGCGGCCACCGTGCCCTCCACAAGCCGCGGCGCCTCCTCAAGGCCCTCGACCCACGCGAGGAAACTCGCCGTGTAGGCCCGCACATCGGCCTCCTTCGCCGCGATCTCCTCGCTCTCCTTGTCCCGCTTGGATGGCGGGAGCCAGACGCCCTCGGTCTTGTGGATCGTGTGGTACGCTTCGATGGCGACCGCCTCGACGGCCTTCGGCGGCAGACGCACGCCGCCCGTAAACGCCGCAAAGTAGGTCTCTGCGGCCTGATGCACGGCGCGACCCGCCGCGAACTGCAACGACGGCGGGTAGCGATGGTCCTTGAGCCAGCGCCATTTGTACGCACACCGCCCGATTGCCTCGATGGTGCTCGGACTCACAGAGAGTTCGTCAACCGTATCCATGGCGCACCTCCACATCACCGCGACAAGGTATCGGCCAACTTCGCGAAGCCCGCCGCGTCCAGGTTGTCCAGGTCAAGGCCCAGCCCCCGCGCGACCTGCTCCACGGTGGTCTCCGCGATCCCCAGGGCACGCGCCAGGTTCAGCGCCCTCTGGCGCATCGGGTTCGGGCGCGGCGCTTCGTTCGCTGCCCCCGCCGCCGGAGCCGGAGCCGCCGCCGGAGCACTCTCCGCCTTCTGCGTAGGCGCCGTCGGACCGGCCTTCGGCGCCTTCGCGCGCTGCGCCGGCGCCGGACGTTCTGGTTGCGGCGCCGGAGCCGCCGCCGGCGGTGCGGTCACGACCTCCGCCTCCCGCGCCGCGTGTTCGCGCGCGAGCGCCTCCGCGACATCGGGCCGCGCCGCGGTCTCCCCCCCGAACTCGTTGAACACGCTCGTCTGGCCCTCGTCAAGGGCCGTCGCAATCGCCCCGAGGTCCGCGACCTCGTCCACGGTCAGCGTATCGAGGCTGTGCCCGACGCGCGCCTCCACCTGCTGCGGCGTCACACCGTGTGCGGCGAGCGCCGCGAGCACCGCCTGGCGCGCGCGTGGATTCGCCAGAGTCCCTGGCGCCACGACCGCCTCCTCGGAGCCCCCAGCCGCGCGGTTCCGCTCGCCTTCCCACGCCGCGGCCACCGCCTCGTCGAGCAGCCACCGCGGAAGCACGCGCGCGAGCGCGTTCCTGAGCGCCTTCGACTGCCCGATCTGAAACGCCGCGTCGAGCGCGCGGCCCTCACCCAGCGCCTCCAACCCCCCGACCCGCTTCCGCTGTCGGAACAGGGTTGAGGTGGAGAACCCCGACTCGAGGTCGAGCGCCGTTGCCCGGATCGTCCAGGTTTCGAGGTCCTCGCTCTCGACCGCCGTCTGCACGTCGAGCGCGCCCCATAGCCGCGCGCAGGCCAGCGTACACCAGACGGACGGCCCCTTGACCAACTGCCGCCCGCCGTCCCGCGTCTTGACCGTCCAGGCCCAGTAGTACGCCTTTCCGGCCCGCCGCGCGTCCGCCAGGACCCGCTCATACGCGACCCGCTGATCGCGCTTGGCGGCCCGCACGATGGACCGTGCCTCCCCTCCGGCCACAGCCACCGCCGCCTGCGGAGCCTGTGCCGCCTGCGGCGCGGCCTGTACCACAGCCTTCTCCGGCGCCGTCTTCGGGCGCGCCGGAAGCCCCCCGTCCTTCCCGTTGATGGTCATACGTACCTCCCATGTGGGGGTTCTTCGACCCCCGTGACCTCGCCGGTCGCCGTGTAGCGGACCCTCCGCCGACCCCTACGCACAGCGGAGACCACCCACCTCCCAACCTATCATGGCTGGTTCCCTCCTTTTCACCCGCCGCCCATCGGCGGGATGGCGCTTCGTCCGCGCCTCTGCCCCCATCCTACCGCCGGTCACAAAGGTTTGTTTCCACGATTTCACAAGTCCGCGATATCATAGGCGTTTCGCGAAGTCGCGGACTCACGGGGCCGCCGTCCCACGATGTCACATTGTGCCGTGATATCGCGCAGTTGCGCGCCAGGGACACGCTCATCTCGCGCAACCATGCGGGTATTTGCACATCGCGCGTCATTACGCGGACTTGCGAACCGCCCGCCGCCTCTGGCGCCGCGACACCAGCGCGGCACGCGGCGTGCCGCATCGTGCACCGCAGACCCGACTACACCGCCAGACCAGGGCCACCGCGCGCGCCCCCAGTGGAACGTGCGCGACTCGCGTGGTACACTAACCCCAGAAGGGGCTCGTGACCCCTCGCCGACACGGAGGTCAAGCGATGGCCGACCCTGGAGCACCCCCGCCGGCCCCACCGCTCCCGAAGTCCGCGCGATTCACAAAGGAATGGCTCGACGCCTCCTACCTGTTCGGCGTCTCGGACACCGACGATACCTTCACCACCTTCCCAGGCACCATGTACGAGGTCGCGCGAGACTACGCACTCGCCTTCCTCCATACCGAGATCGGCGTCCGCTGCCCCGTCCAGGAGTTCGAGCACAAAGAGGACTACCGCGCCTTTGAATGGAACCGCTGGATTCACGTGAAGTTGCCCGAGCGCCCCGTCGTCGAGGTGATGTCCGCCTCCTTGTACTACGGCACCATGAAGTTGTACGACGTGCCGCGCGAATGGATCAACGTCCGCGACCCGCTCTCCGGCCACGTGCGCATCGTGCCGGTCACCGGCAAGATTGATCAGATGGCCCTCGTCGGGTTCGCGTGGATGGGATACTTCGTCTCGCAGTACGGCCCGTACCTCCCTGACTTCATCCGCTTCCGGTACAAGGCCGGCTACAGCATCGAGGACCTCCCAGGCGACCTGACGCACCTCGCGGGGATGGTCCAGTCCATGATGATGCTCAACGTCGCCGGCGATCTCATCGTCGGGGCCGGTATCGCGAATCTCTCCGTCTCGCTGGACGGCCTGTCTCAGTCCATCGGGACCACGTCGTCCGCGACGAACGCCGGCTACGGCGCGCGCATCATCCAGTATTGGAAGGATATCAAGGTGTTGGCGCCTGCCCTGAAAGCGAAGTATCAGGGCGGAGCCATCGGCGTCGAGGTCGCCTGATGCCGCATCCCTCCCAAGACACAGGATTCCTTCCACTCCCCTGGCCCCCAAAACTCCAACCGCGCGTGGACCTCGACCTGCGGCTGTTCAACCGCCTCCTCGGAACCCACGGCCAGCGGGTCCTGTGGGAGGTCGCGATCCGCTGCCCATGTGGCGGCGCGACTGGCTCCCAGGCCGCCGCCATCTCGTGCCCCATCTGCGGCGGAACTGGATGGGAGTTCGGACCCCTTATCCAGGAGGTCCGAGCGGTCGTCGTCGGTTTCCACCGCGACGTCCTCTACTACGACCGCATGGGTCCCTTTGAAGTCGGGACCGTGCTCATGTCCATGCGCCCTGAGCACGCCCCTGCCTACGGAGACCGCATGACACTGATCGACGCCACCATGCGGATGTCGGAGACCACCACACGCACCGCGGGTCCGGTCCAGCGCCTGCGCTACGCGATCACCGAGATCGACGTGACCACCGCAACAGGCACCATCAAGCAGAGCGTCCTGTTCGCGAGACGTGAAGCGAATGGTGTCGCTGGCCCAGAGTTGAAACGCGGAACCGACTTCACGATTGACGCAAGCGGGCGCATTGACTGGTCCATCGGCGATGCCGCCGGCACCGCCCCTCGCCCAGGGGAGCGCTTCTCCATCTACTACATCTGCCGTCCAGCGTTCCGCGTGATCTCGTATCCCCACACCGTCCGCCAGACGCGCGGGCAGAAGAAGAGCCCAGAGGATTACCAGGTCATCACCCCCGTGCAGGTGATGTGCCGCCTGGAGCACCTCGCGATGGAGTTGCTGACGTGACGGTCAACGACTACTACACGAACCTCCTTGCAGAACTGCCGCGTCTCGCGGCGCGCACCGTGATGAATCACCTGATCCGCGAGGCGCAGTACGCCTTGGAGTACCAATCCGCTGGCGCCTTTCGTTGGGGCTTCCAACGGCTGCGCGGCCCAGACATCCGCATCATCGGACCGCTCACCGCACTACTCGTCCATCACGGAGACCGCGACCGGTACAAGGCCGTCTGGGGCCGGACGCTCCGGCCAAAAGAGGTGTTCAGGCAACTGCTGAGGTGACCGATGTCCTTCTCCTTCGGTTCGGATGTCCTCGTCCACAACCTTCTGCGTGCCACCTGGGCCATCTTGCAGACGGACGATGCCGCGTGGGAACGGCTGCTGCCGGACCTGGATGCGGCGACTCGCGTGAAGGTCCGCGACCTCCTACGCACACAGAACCCACAGATCGTCCTTGGATACCCGCGCGAGTTGGGCGCCTACCCCATCTGGGCCGTGTTTCTGAATGCCGAGCGCCCAGAAGTCCAGCCGATTGGCCTCATCGGCGCCCCGATGGACCACCCAGACGAGGAGCACTGTATCCTCGTCTCGCAGACGGTGGACATCTGGTCTGTCGGACGGAATGCCACCCTGATCCGCGTCCTCCATGCGCTTGCGATGGGTGCGGTCCTCGCTGGACGCGATGCGTTTCTCTCCTCTGGGATCGCGGGCCTGGTGTACACCGGCTCCCGCGATCTGATGCCAATGCCCCAGTATCTCCCAGAAGACCTGTGGGCACGCGCGCAATCCTGGACGTTCTCCGGCGTGATCGCGGCGGTTGCCACATGGGACGCCGCCGTCTTGCACCCGCCGGCCCTCGTCGGGCTCGATATCGAAGAGGTGCGGCCAGGTGTACGCGGCAAGGTGACGGTTGAGTCTTGACGTGGATGTGATTCGCGATAGAATGTCCACAGCAGGAGGTGCCACGAAGGAACTTGCAACGATAGCGGAAGTCGAAGCATACACCGATCCTCGCAACGACCCCCCCACGCCCACCCAGCGCACCCGCTGGGTACGCGCCCATCTAGAGAGCGTGCCAGGATGGTTGCGCGATGCGTACCGTGTCATCAAGCAGCGCAACCAGGAGCTGTCGCAGAAAGCAGAAGACGCAGCAACAGCCACGGGACGCCGCCACTACACCGCGGCGGCCCTCGGAAAATACCTTTCACAGCTCCTCGCGAACTCCATGTCACTTCCGCCCCCACTGATTACTGCAATGATCACCGCTCAATCGGCAGAGGCATTCCAACACGTTCCAACGACGCGCCAACGCCGCGCCGTCCGTGGCTCTGCGGCTACCTGATGAGACAGGCTAACGGGGTCGGCTCCGTGTCTCGCGGCGTCTCTGCTTCGTAGGTCCAGAGATACCCTCAACGCCCACATGACAGGCGCCTGAACTGCGTGGCAATCGCGCGGGGCTGCGCGATGACCGCCACCGCCTGCTCGGTAGGACTAGGACCGGCTCGCGACTACCCCAACCGATACGCTGGGGCCGTCGCGCCGCTCACCGGCCATCCGTCATCACTTCTGCGTCGAGGCGATGTTCTTGATGCAGAGAATCTTCGTCGGCGTTTCGATGACCGGCATCCCGAACAGGGCCACCGCGAAGCGCACCGACAGGTCGATCTTCGCGAACGGGATGCGGATCAGGGGCAGGAGGCGCTTGAACTGGATGACCGTCGGGTCGTACTCCAAGATCAGCGCCTTGCTCGTCCCCGCAATCTCGTCGTTGAGATCACTGAAGGTGACGGACGCGACGCCCCCGTTGTACGCGATACCCCCGATCAGCCAGAGTTTCGTCTCGCCCTTCCGCGTGCGGAAGACCTGGTAGTAGGTGATGTCATTGACCGACCCACCAGTCTTCGCGATGGTCAGGGTGACCTTCTTGCCAGCGGCTACGGTCTGGGCCGCGGTCTTCGCGATGGCCGACCGCCCACCTGGGCCGACTGCCGCCACTCCGTAGATGTAGTCACCCGCATCGCCCGCCGCGAACTGCGACGTCTCGCCAGGGCCTGGGTCCACCACCGCAGGCGTCACGCTGAACGTCTGCTCGGGCGCGTCCCCGACGGAGGCTTCCGACCGCGGGAACTCCGGCTCCAGGAAGATGTCCGGCTCGTACACCACCATCTCCCCATGCGCCCCCATGAACCCCCGAGGCAGCGCGCCCACCGCCGGACGATACTGCTGTGGGTTCGTCGGGTCCGCGAAGTAGAGGAGCTGGCTCGTGGATTCCTTCCCGAGCGAGACCAGCGCCGACGGCGACAGCCACATCGCCTGGGGGAAGGCGTAGCGCGGCGGGTTCACGAGTTGGGCCGTGAGCTCGAGACAGGTGTCCACGCTCATCTCGGCCCCCCGCAGGTCCACGATGTTCTCGGCGAACTGGTTGCGGATCGTCGCGAACACTCCGTTGAACGCCGCGGGATTGAGGCTCTCGTCGGCGTGGAACAGTCCACGCTCGACCTGGGCCAACAGGTGAATCGTCCCGTTGACGCTCTCCCTCGTCACCGCGTCGGCGCCCCCGATGGTGTTCACCGAGGCCATCACGTCCGTCACCCGCCGGAGCGTCGCCATGTACTTCGCGCGGGTGAACTCGCGCTTGTACTGCGAGACGTGCTCGAAGGGCAGCACCCCCTCCGTCACGAACGGCTCCACGTCGTAGCCGATCTCCTGCTGGCGGGTGTACTCGTACACCGCACTCCCGAGCAGTTCATCGGGCTTCGGGATGGCTTGGTAGAAGCGAATCTGCTTCGCGCGGATCGTGGCCATCGCGAGGACCGCCTCGATGTCCTGTGGGACGAGCGGCCATCCGTACCCCTCGCCCCCAGTCGCCGGCGTCGGCGTGTTGAAGGCGAGCGCCTTGCGCAACTCGATCAGTTCGCTTGGGCTGATCGACCCGAATCCTTCTTGGATGTTCATCGCTCACCTCCTCACGAAATCCCATAGGTGGCGAGCTCGACTGCGGTCGGCATGTACCCGCACTCGACCTTCGCCGCCAACTGCGCCGCGCCGTACCGGACCTTCATGTCCAGGCTGGGGTCGTTCGCCTTCCCGAGGAGCAGGCCCTTGATCACCGCCGGCGACTTGCCCTGCGAGACCGAGGGCTGCCCTGGCAGACCGTGGGCGACGCCCTTCACCACCGGCTCCGCCCCGAACTTCGCGAGCATCCCCTTGATCTCGCTGATGTCCGAGAGCACGGCCTCGGGGATCGCGGCTGCCTGCGGCGCCGCCGTGAACTTCTCGACGGCCCGCGACACCTGCTCCAGGAGCGCCTTGAGGTCCCCGAACCCCTGCTGGATCGCCTGGTTCAGGTTGTTCAGGAACTCGGTCACATCGATCTCCACGGCGTCCACGCCGTGGGCGACCTCCGCGACGCCCTTCTCCAGGCCCTCCGCCTCGTCCTTCTCCTCCTTCAGCACATCTGCGACCGTCAGGCCGCTCGGCTCGCCCTCGGTGTCCTCTTCGGTCAGCGCCTTCCGGAGGCACGCCTTTTCCTCCTCCGAAAGCCCCGCGAGGAACTTCCCGACGGCTTCCTCATTGATGCTTCCCATCGCTACACCTCCGTGACGCAACCACCTTGTTCCGAGGTCCTGCGGCACGAGCGCCGCCCCGCCCTCGAACTTCACACTTGAAGGGTCTCCAAATGCGAGACTCTTGTCAAGCCCCTTTTTTTTGAGGACGGACCGCATAACCGCCGCGAACGTCGCTGGGTTGATCGGGTACGGCGTCAACGCCACGTTGATCACGTCCGCCTTGATCAGGCGCTTCGGTGTCTCCGTCTCGTCGTACTGCGCGTTCCCCGCCTCGATGGACAGGCCGTATGGACGACCCACGGCTTGCGATGCCCGCATCCGCTCGATGATCGGGAGCGTCCGATCATCCCCATACAGATACCCCTCGATCCACGTGCCCTTCACGCCGTTCGGAAGGGTGATTGGTTCCACCTTCGTCGGATACCCGATGACATCGCCCGCAGACCGCCCGTGGTTGTCGGTGATCCGGCCCATCCGCAGGAAGTAGGACCAATCCAGCGCGTCCTGCGGAATCTTCTCCCCCTCGATATCCACCACATCGGTCGAGGCGATCCCGACGATAGGCACGAGGGGCACTTTCGTCTGTGGGAGCCGGATGTCTGGCCGCGACTCAAGCACGAGCATCAGGCTCTCCGACGTGCTGTGCTGTAGCGCCGCACCGTCCATACCACCATTCTCACAATGTCTCGCGGACTTGTCAAGTACCTTCCGAATCGAAAAGCATGTGCATCGCCTCTGCGCGGGTCCGGATGTGCCCCCGCAGCCACTCGTCCTCTACGCGCCGCAGAGCCTCGCCGATGGCCGGCCCAGGCTTCATGCCGGCGGCAATCAGATCATCCCCCGTCACCAGCCGTGGCGGGAACATGGACTCCCGCGTCCAGCGCCTCAACCGCTCCTCTGCATGTTTCACGGCCTCCGGACTGAGACCGAGCGCCCGCAGCACGGCCAGCGCATCACGCGCCTCGTCGCGCCTCAGGACACGCTTCTCGACCGCCATGTCCGGATCAGGCAGGTGTTGGATCGCGTGCGCTGTGTCCACCGTGGCCCCAACGCGCTCCCGAGCATCCCCCGCATGTTTCAGCCCATGCATGAACCGCCGCGGGTCCGCTGTGTGCCATGCAAGCACGGCCCATCGCGCAAGCGGTCCCGCGTCTCGCAGCGCATCCAGAGCGTCCGCCACCTCCTTGACCCGCCCCTGGATGTTCTGCGCAACCTCCGGCGCGATGACATCAAGAACGCCGGACTGCACCAGCAACTGCAAGCCCAGTCCTGGCCGCGCCGAGTCGAGGATTTTCCCCACCTCGTCTCTGATCCGCTCGCGCGATATCCGCCGCAGCGCCGGCGCGTACTCCCGCACCGCCTCCCACGTCCTCTTCTCGATTTCGAATCCGAACTGTGCCGCGAACCGGATCGCGCGCATCGCACGCAGATGGTCCTCTGCGAACCGGAGTCGCGGGTCCCCAATGGTCCGGATCGTGTGGCGCCGTATGTCCTCTAGCCCCCCCGCCATATCCAGGACGAGGCCCGTCTCTGGGTCCATGACCAGCGAGTTCATCGTGAAGTCGCGGCGGTCGTGGTCCTCTTTCAGGGAGGTCGCATACCGCACTTCCCCGGGCCGCCGTCCATCGGCGTACCCGAACTCCGTTCGATACGTCGCCACCTCGTAGTCGCCGTGCCCTGGTAGATGCACAACGATCACCCCGAACTTCGCACCAACAGGCACGGTCTTCGGAAAGACCTTCTGCACCTCTTCTGGTCTCGCGGAGGTCACGATGTCGTAGTCATGCACCGGACGGCCCATCAGCATGTTGCGCACGGCGCCGCCCGTGATCCAACACTCGTATCCGGCGTCTCGGAGCGTCCGCACCACCTTCCGCGCCCCCTCGAACACGGCATCGCCTTTCGGAAGCGTCAGCGCCGCGTAGCCCTTCACGCCGACTGGGATCGGGTGGCGCTCCAATGCCTGAAGACGGTCCATCTTCACCCAGTAGCGCTGGACCCGCCCATCGGACCGGACGAGCCAGACTGGCTGCACATCGGGCGACGGGACGAACGCCTTCGTGAGGTTGCGAGACGCTCGGATGACCAATCGGACGACCACCATGCCCTCCGCAGCCGTCTCTGGTATTATGGCCTGGTTCGTGGGTGCGCGCAAGCGCGTCGCACGGGGAGTAGCGCAGTGGTAGCGCGCCTGCTTTGGGAGCAGGATGTCGCCGGTTCGAGCCCGGCCTCCCCGACCTAGTTGATGTCCGTTTGACGCGGCGGGAAAAAGCCGCCAAACCGGCCCTCTCCGCCGCCAGGGAACGCCGCGAACTCGCCCAGCCGGACCCCCTGCTCATCGCGGATGATCGGGGCCGCCCAGTCACAGCGCTCCGATGGCGACTCGCCGATCACGAACACGATCTCTTGCCGGCGCGGGTCCTCGGATGGCTGGATGCTCCCGATGTCCTCGACCTCGCCCGCAACGTTCACGACCCATGCCTCGCCGACAAACAGGACACACCGCGCCCGACTCAGCCGCACCACCGTGCGGACGGCCTCGACCGCCGTGTCCTTGTCAGCGTCGCTACGAAACGGCACGAAAGGGAGGATCGCAACATCGTCCCCGCGCAGCAAGAACGCCGCTGGTGGGAGCATCCCCGCCTCTTGCACCATCCGTGCGATCAGCGGTGCTATTGCATTGAAGAAATCTTGCAACACGGGACCTCCTAGAACGGCACTTGGTCATCCTCGATGGGCGCCGGCTCCATCGTGTCGGTCGTCGGCGGTTCGACAAACGACGGTTCTGGCACGGTCGGGCGTGGCTTCCCGGCGCCTCGCGCGCTCGGCGCCTCCCCCCCGATGAACTGCACGTTCTGCGCAATGACCTCGGTCGTTGTCCGCCTCTGTCCCTGCCGATCCTCCCATTGCCGCGTGCGCAGCCGGCCCTCGACGAAGACCTGGCGCCCCTTGCAGAGGTACTCCTTGCAACTCAGCGCCATCTTGCCCCAGACCACGATGCGATGCCATTCGGCCCGCTCCTGGCGCTTGCCGTCGCGGTCCACCCAGACCTCGTTCGTCGCCACGTTGAAGTGGGCCACGGGCTCGCCGCCCTGCGTGTAGGCGAGCTCGGGGTCCGCCCCGAGATGGCCGATCAGGAACACCTTGTTGACAGACACCTTAGACCTCCTTTGTGTGCCCGCCCTGGCCAGGGCAAGGCGGGCGTCGCGCTGGCGGGAAAAGGAGGGACAACCCGCCCCTGGCGCGCCCCCTACACCCTGCTCGCCTGCCAGACGGCCAAGATGACCGCCGCAGAAAGCAGGGTCACAGGCAGATTCAGCGGCCCCACCCAGCGCGGCGCCACAAAGGTGCCGGCGAACAGGGCCAACGCGATTACGGTCCGCATCTACCGATACTCCCGAAACCGGACGAACCGGAATCGGGACATCTTCGTCCCGTCCGGTCCCTCCACCACGTCCCGCGCGGTCGTCGCCGCCACGCACACGACGCCGCGCGCCTGGAGTTCCTTGACGAGCGCGAAGGTCAGGGTAAACTCACCCTGGACCATCGCGTGCGTGGCCGCATCGGGCACCTGCGCGAGCACCTGCTCGCACAGGGCCGCCACGAGGTCCTCGTCCGCCTCGGGCGGGACCGCCGGAAACGGCAGGTCCACGACCGGACTCGCCATCCCCTCCGCGGCCTGCCGCTGGGCCGCGTCCCACTTCTGCACGGGATGGTTGCTGATGTTCAGAAACATGAATCACCTCCTCGTTTGACCCATGCCAGGGACGCATCGTCCGCCGGCTCGTACCGGACGGAGCGCAGCCCTTGGCGCCCCGTCTCAGGGTCCGTCGCCCAGGTATCCGTCACGCGGCGGACCCCGCACCGCGTGCAGACCTCCGTCACGATGAGGCCGGCCCCGTGGCCGACCTCCGAGCGCAGGTCCCACTCGTGGGGGTCCAGCGGCCCCTCGGTGCATGGCGGCTCCTTCGGATCGATGGGGACAAAGTACACCCCGTCATCGATCTCCGTGATACCGCGTCTGGACGGGACCCGATGCGAAACCCTGACGCGGACCCACGAGGTGGCCGACGACTCCGGCCACTCCGAGGTCCTGACGTACTCCTCGGCGGCCTCCCGTGGACTGGCCGCGTCCACATAAATGCCAGCCGATCCGTCGTTCACGAAGAACTGCATCTTCCTTCCCTCCTTTTCAACCCCCGCCCCATGCGGGGGTCTGGCGGCAGCGCCGCCTTCCACCCCCATTTTCGCACCCGTCGCGCGGTACGCAAGAACTTTTTTTCGCGATATTCTAACCACGCGATATCATGGGCGTTTTTCAACCATCGGATTTTTTCGCCCGCAACTGGCCGTGTTCCGTAAGTCCGCGTCATTACACATCTTTCAACCTGGGGACACGCACATCTGGCCCAACCATGCGGTTTTCCGCATCTCGCCGCGCATCCCCGCGTCCGTGGCCGGTCTCCGCCACTTGACCACCGCCCGCCGTAGTGTCAAGATATTGGGAGCGAGGGTACGATGCACCACCTCAAGGCCCCACTCCGCCCACACGTCGCCCCAGACGTGTTCGAATCGCGCATCCTGCCCGCCGCCCGCCGGTCCTACCCGATCTGGGTGTCCACCTGCTTCCGCGACGAGCGCGGTCGGATGCTCGAGGTGGCCCCCTTCCAATACGAATGGTTGCGCCTCCTCTCCACGCAGAAATACAGCGTGATCTGGGCCGCACCGGAGCATGGAAAGAGCGTCCACTGCTCCCAGCTCATCCCTCTATGGGTCCTGTCTCGCAACCCGAACCTCCGGATCGTTGTGGTCTCGGCCACCGAACGCCAGGCCATCAAGTTCGGGCGGTTCATCAAGGAAACCGTCGAGAGGAACAAAATCTACCACCGCGTCTTCCCGAACGTGCGGCCCGCGCACCCGTGGTCCGACGGCGTGTTCACGATTACACGGCCCATCGTCTCAAAGGACCCATCGTACCAGGCCATCGGCATCAACGGCCAGATTCTTGGAGCGCGCGTGGACCTTCTCATTCTCGACGACATCCTGTCCCCTCAGAACACCGCCACCGCGTACCAGCGAGACAAAATCTGGGAGTTCGTCAACGCCTCGTACCTCACCCGCCTCTCCGAGGTCGGGCGGGTGATCGCCGTCGGCGTCAAGTGGCACAAGGATGACGTGCTGCACCGCCTCGTCCGCGACCTCGGATACGTCGCCCGCACCTTCCCTGTTGTGGATGACAGCGGCACGCCCCTCTGGCCCTCCCACTGGACCCCTGAGCGCGTAGCCGAGCGCCAGTCGAAGACCACGCCGCAAGAATGGGCGCGCCAGTACCTCCTGACCCTCCCCCCAGAAGAGGATACCCGCGTCTTCACCGACGAGTCCATCGCCCTCGCCAGGTCTCGCGGTCAGGCGTACAACGCCCGCATCTGGACCCCGCTTGGCGAGGACATGGTGATCGCCGGCGTGGACCTCGCGGCGCCCAACGGCCCCACCGAGTCCGCGATCTGCGTGCTCGGCATCTCCGACCTCCGCTGCTTCGTCCTGTCCGTCGCCTCCGGACACTGGACCGCCGGCGGACTCGTCGGACGCCTCAAGGCGCTCTCCGAGCGCTTCCCCAGGCTCGTCATCGGCGTCGAGAACAACGCCGTCCAGGATATGGTGGCCTCCTTCCTCTCCGATGTCCTGCCAGGTACAGCCGTGATCCCCATCCACACCGGCGCCTCCGTGTATCGCGTCGGGGGGGACCTCGAGATCGCGGCGCACCAGATGAACGCCGGTCGGCTCTTCTTCGCGCGAGACGCAAGCGGTCTCTCCCACCTCATCGAGGCGCTCATCGCCACGACCCGCGAGAAGCACCTCCCCGACCTCGTGAGCGCCATGCTCATCGCCTGGCGCGTTGCTACCCAACTCCGCCCAGCGCTCCTGGAGGCCGACACCGCCACCCTCGACACGCAGTCCTTCACCGGACCCTACGTGGTCGCCATCTGGGGCCGCTCCAACATGTCCACGGTCTACGTGCGGGACGACATCGTGTACGTCACCCTCTACGACCCCGTGACCCACACGAATCCAGAGGCTTACGTCGCCTACGAGTCGCAGATCACAGACCCATCGCAGTACGGCAACAAACTCGTCACCCACAACTACGAGATCGCTCTGACCGACCATCAAGCAGCCACCGCCTACGCCCAGGACCTCATCCGAATCCGAGACCCGATGTTCACCGACTGGATTCAGAGGAAACGGCGTCTCGCAAACAAGGGCCGCCTCACGCGCTTCTACGTGTCCCTGTTCTGGCTCGCGGGAAACCTCTTGAAGAACCGAACGGCATTCACCCCCGCCGGCCCCATTGAAACTCGTGATGAATCCACAGACCCGTTCCCGACGCGCCTCACCTGGGACCTGGCGCGGCAGATCGGGTTGCCAGCGCTCAGCGATTTTGATGAAGTCGCAGAGGTGTACTGATGACTCAAGACGCCCTAGAGTATCTCGTGATCCTCAACTGGTACGGCGACCGTCTGTCTGGACCACCGTCCGACCGCGATATCGCGGCGGCGCGTCGGGTGCTCGACGCCTTGCGCCCCGTCCTCTCCGTCGTCCCACACCCGCCGTACCGTCCCTCACCCTACGAGGACGACCCGCGACTCGCGCCACAACGGGCCGCGGCGCTACGCTCGTTGGAACTGTTGGAGGCCGACGAATGTCTCTGATGCACAGGCCCAAATGGAAAGGGCATCGCGACGCCTTCAAAGTCGAGACCTTCTGCGGCGTGCTTCTCCGCCACCATCGCGAGGCCCGCTCTTGGCGCCGCAAGGACCTGGCCGCGGCCTTCGCCGAATACACCGGTCGGCGCGTCTCGATCAATACCATCGCCAACTGGGAGACGGAGCGCACCGTCCCATCGGCCACCGACATGGTGCTGCTGGCGCATGTCCTCGACGTGTGCCTCGATGAACTCGTCGGAACGCATCGTGATGACGGCGCTTGCATCACGCGCCGAAAAGGAGGATGATGGGATACCCCACTGGACCCACCGCGGGGTCGGGCGGACCTCCCAAGTTCTCCCCCCAACCAGCGTTCACCACCGCCCGACCCCCAATCCCCGCTCCCGACGGGTTGCACTACCTCCCCTTCCAGGAGGAGGGCATCGCCTTCTGTCTTGCGAGACAAAACGCTCTGATCGCCGACGAGATGGGCACGGGCAAGACCATCCAGGCGCTTGGACTGGTCAACGCGGACCCCGCGATCCGACGGGTGCTCGTAATCTGCCCCGCGACGCTCAAGACCAACTGGGCCTACGAGGCGCGCCGTTGGCTCGTGCGACCCTTCGATGTGGTCATCGTGGATGGCCCCGTGCCGCCCGACGGCAATCTCCTCGCCATCACCAACTACGAGCAGGTCCGCGATCCAATGCGACTGTCAATGCTCATGCAGCATTGGGACCTGCTCATTGTGGACGAGTCGCACCGGTTGAAGAACCCCGACGCCCAGCAGACGCGCGCGATCTGCGGCGTCCCGCCGCGCTACCGCAAGAACGCATACGGGCGCTGGTACACGGCGTCCGCCGGACAACGCGGCCTCGTCCACGCCGCATCACGGCGCATCTTCTTGACGGGGACCCCAGTCCTCAATCGCCCAGCCGAGCTCTACACCACGCTCCAAGCGCTGGACCCAGGACGCTGGCGGTCCCGTCATCAGTTCGAGGTCCGCTACTGCGCAGGGCACACCGAAACCATCTGGACGAAGGGCCGCGTGCAGCGCTCGATCTGGAGGGCCGACGGGGCCTCCAATATCGAGGAACTCGCATCCATTCTCCGCGAGACCATCATGATCCGCCGGCTGAAGAGGGACGTGCTGTCGCAACTCCCCCCGAAGCGCCGGTCGCTCGTCATTCTCTCGCCACCGGACTCCGTGGACCTGTCTTGCGAACGGGTGCTCTGGGAGAAGCACGGGCTCTGCTTGCGAACCCTGCACGTCTCGCTCTTCAAGGCGTCGCGATGCCCTTCCCAGGAGGCGGTCCAGGCGGCTCCTGACGACACGACCGCATACGCCCAGGCGGTCGCGCGCCTTCGGGAGGCCCGTCGTATCGCGCTCACCGAGATCAGCCGCGTCCGCCACACCACGGCCCTCGCGAAGGCGCCGGTTGTCGCGGAGTGGGTGGCGGACATCCTCGACTCCGAGCGGAAGGTCGTGGTCTTCGCGCATCATCAGGACGTGATTGCGATCTTGGCAGAACGGCTACGGGACTACGGGGCCGTGGTCTTGACGGGGGAGACCCCACAGAAGGAGCGGGACGGCCTCGTTGAGCGTTTTCAGACAGCCGCCGGAACCCGCGTTTTCATCGGCTCGATTACCGCGGCAGGTGTCGGGCTCACGTTGACCGCCGCGCGAGTCGCCGTGTTCGCGGAACTTGACTGGGTTCCGGCAAACATCACGCAGGCCGAAGACCGGATACACCGGCTTGGACAGACGGACCCCGTGAACGTCTACCACCTGGTGATTGACGGGACCATTGACCAGCGTCTCGCAAGCCTCTTGATCGCGAAGCAGGAGCTCTCCGACAGGCTGCTCGATGGCGCTGGTGCAAGCGCCGAGGACATGGTGGAGGAACTTCTGCTGGGGCTTTCATCCTCAGAGAACATGCGATAGATTATCCTGATGGGTGCCGCTGCCTCTGCGCAACGGCGGCACGTTGGGAAGGAGGTGGCCATGGACACGCAGAAAGCCTTTCACGCCGGGCCTGGCCCTGGTCTCGTACCGGTCAAGATCGTCGGGCGCGATGGAGTTGCGCGGACCTACTGGGTGCGGCTCGACGACATCCCACACCCGATGCGCGAAGAGATTGTCCAGCCAGAGGAGCCGCCCCCTGAGCCCGCACCGGCACCGCAGAAGCCCGACCCATTGACCCTCGCGACGCAGTACGCGCGGGAAGGCCGCGTACCACCAGACGAGCACACCTACTCGATTCGCGCGGCGGTGCGAGACCAGAATGCAAAGGGGAACGGCCCTGAGTGGTATCGGATGGCCTGGCGGCCTGGAGCGAGTTCCTGGTCCTACTTCGGCGATGAGCGTATGCCCGCTTTCAATGCGTACAACGCATCAACACGTCGTGTCACGATCACTGGGCCTCTCCCACCAGGCACGCTGTTGGTCCAGCACCACCGTGGTCGTCCGGTTGACAGCGTCTATCTGGTGGTCGGCCCTGGGGAGGGAGAGGTACGGGCGCGGGTCGAGGAGTTGGAGTGGCGCAAGCGTGCAGATGGCAATCTTGCGATCACCCTTCCGGATGGCACGGAGTTGCTACGGCCCGATCCACGGCGCTGATCCGCGTGTCGCGCACGACCGATTCGTCTCGACTTCGTCTCGACCTCACAGGCGTCGAGATGCCCTTTCAACCTAGGCTGGATGCGCCGCCACCATGTCTCGTCTTCAAAGGCGTCGAGATGCCCTTTCCATGCGGCTGCGGTGCGGCGTGTGCGGCGCGACCTACCCCGTCTCGACTTCAAAGGTGCCGAGATACCTTTGCCACTCTCGCGTCCGGACGCGGCGCCGGTGCCGGTGCGTGTCTCGACTCCCAAGGTGTCGAGATACCTTTGCCGCACGTGCACGGGGTCCGGGGCACTCGGTCTCGACTTCGAAGGTGTCGAGATACCCTTGCGACGGGGGGCGGGGTGTCCGTTGTGCGGCTCGCGCCGGTCTCTGATTGTAAGGTCCAGAGATACCCTTTCCACTCGCGAGCGCACAGAGCGCGTCGGAGAGCCAGTCCGGGTCTCTGATTGTAAGGTCCAGAGATACCCTTTCCACGGGGTGTAGCCAGGGGTGTAGCCGTCCGACCGCGAGGTCTCTGATTGTAAGGTCCAGAGATACCCTTTCCACGCGGGTGTACCGGGTCCGGGGCCGTCGGGTGCACTCGAGTCTCTGATTGTAAGGTCCAGAGATACCCTTTCCACTCGGCCCGCACCCGTACCCGATCCTGGCGGTCGCCGGAGTCTCTGATTGTAAGGTCCAGAGATACCCTTTCCACCCGCAGCCGGTCGAGGGCGCGTTTCACTTGCGCTTTTTGTCTCTGATTGTAAGGTCCAGAGATACCCTTTCCACAGCACCCGCAGCACAGATAATGTTTTCAATGACCTACGTCCCGCTTTTCGAGCGGTTCACCCCGCCCCGCCCTCGCGGTACGCTTTGTGGCGCTTATGCCATCGCGGAAGTCGCGGTTTTCCTTGCACTTCGAGCGGCCCTGGCCCTTTCGCCGCCACAGCGCCCCTCGCAAACAGGTTCCGCGCGGCGTTCTGGTCTTGGTCCCAGGTCGTACCGCAGGACTCGCACTCGTGCATCAGCGGCCACCGGTCGAACTCGTACTTCGCCCCGCAGACCCAGCACTCCAACGTCGTCTGCTCGCACGGAACCATCACCACGCGCGTCCCGTACTTGGCCGCGGCTTCCAACAGGTAGCGCCTGAACGTCCCTGCCGCCGCGATGAACCGCTGGTGGTGCGCCTTGTTCTCTTTCCTTTCGCGCTGCTGGTCTCGCGGCGGCGCGTCCTCGGGGTCCGGCTCCTTGATCAAGGGCCGCAGGTCCATCGCCGCCGGCGCCTTCGGGTCCCGCTCCTTCTGCGGCGTGCCCGTCGCCTCGACGATCAGCACGTCGTACTCCTGGGCGAACCGCTTCGCCGCGATCCGATAGGCGTTGTCGCGGTCGCGGATCGCGTTCAACCTCATGCCGTGCTCGTATTGCCAAAGGTGCCGGTCGCGGTGATACCACGCGAGGAACCGGTCTCGCACTTCCGCCGGCACATCGCCGGAACTCAGAAGCCCGCGCAGCCGCGCGAACTTCCCCGCGGCCCGCCACAGACCACAGCCCGCGAGCGCCTCCGCCAAGTGCTCGGGAAGGTCCTTGCGCGCCTCGCAGAGCCACGCCCGCAGGTCATCGAGCATCCGGTCCCGCGTGCTCCGGATCGCGTCCGCCTTCGCACATCGCTCGAAGACCGACGGGTCCACGAGCACCTCGCCCGTCCGGTCCCCGTCGTACCAGGCCGCGACTCGCAGCGGCGGCGGCTCGTCGGAGCCCCCGGGCCTCCGGTCCCGCCATCCAATGTCGAGCGCACAGACGCGCGGCCCGCTCTTCTGCGCGGCCTCATCCGGCAGGTCCACCGTCACCACGGCCTGCCAGTACTCGCGGTCCGCGTTCTTGCGCCGGACGATCCGCGCCCCGCAGATCACGGCGCCCTCCGGCAGCGGCCTGTGATAGACCATCGGAAACACCGCGAACACAGGGTCCTCCCGTGGACCCGTGCTCCCGATGCGCAGATAGAAGCGGGTCCGGCACAGACGCCGGCGCTCTCCGCGCGGCGTCGCGGGATCATGCGCCTCGGGCGGCACTGGGTCGATCCGGACCCAGCGCGAGGTCGCCGTCTCGCAGACCGGTTGCTTCCCTTGGACCTGGGTGTACAGGCTCCCCTCGCCGGTCCACCGCCGGAACCGCAGGTCGCCGTTCTTCGTCTTCTTCGCCGCCTGCTCGACGGCGGCCTTCGTGTCGTTCCACGAGGGCCAGTACAGCCGTTTGCCCACCTCTACGACCTCATGGTAGAGCGCGAGTTGACGCCGATGGTGTTCGGCCTTGATGGCCTCGAGTCGCTCCCGCAGCGCGGGGTTCTGCCGCGCGACCCGCTTGGTTTCTCGGAGCGCGCCCTTCGCCTCTCCAAGCAGCCGCCGGCACTCGCGCGCCTCCGCCTGGGCCTCCGCGAGACGCGCGTTGTCCCCACCGCCGGCCCGTGCCGCCTGGATCGCAGCACGCAGGTCCGCCAGTCGGGACAGCAGCCCCTCGACCTCCGCCTCCAGCCGCGCGACCTCCGCGTCGGTCTCGCGGGTCGCATCGGCCACCGCCTTCCGCCGCTCCCGCTCGTACTGGACGAGCGTATTGTAGACCTCGTGCGCGACCCGCAGTTGGCGCATCACCTCGTCCCGCCCCTCAACGGGAGCCAAGAGTCCGTACCGGCAGTTCCTGGTTGCCATCGCAATCCTCCTTTGGTCCGCGCTTCGCGGCGCGGATCGCCTTGTCAGTCGCAACTGTGCGAGATCACCCACTGCATCACGTCCTCGTGCGTGATCTCCCATCGCAGCGCGGTCTGCACCGCGATTACGTCCCATTTGAACCACAGGTACAGGTCCAAGGCTGCCTTGTCCGCGGCCCTCCGCCGACGCGAACCGTAGGCCCGCCGCAGGGCGTCCGCGAGGATCGCGAGCGCCAGTTGCGCCGGACCCGACCCGCCGTATCCGTACCCGTATCCGGTCGGCGAGTGGTCTGCCAAGTCTAGGCGCGGGTCGAGCGGCAGCCGCCGCGCACCGTCCTCGACGTAGGCCCCGACACCGCCGGAGCCGCGTTCAACGACGTATTTCAACATCTGGCACCTCCCCTCGACGGGACGGTGGATGCGCCGTCCCGTGTGGAAGTAGACCATGCGGCCTGTGTCCAGGTTCCGCGCGTCCCATCCCCCGTAGGGCGATACACGCACGATCTGGACACGTGCCGTGCGCCGCGACACCTCGGCGTAGTACACTCCGCCGACCTTCACGTCTTTCTTTCGCATGGCAACCTCCCACCGGCGTCTCCCCACTCGAAGACGCCGGACCCATCGGAATACCGCCACCGGCGCGCCTCTGCCTCGGAGAGGATGCGGCACGCGGGATGTGCCAAACCAGACGTGTGTTCGACGATGGCCCGATATCCGTCGTCGAGCCACCGTCGCGCGGCGCGCCGGTCGCGGAACCGGCGCCACGCGAACCAAGAGCCCCCTGGGTATCCGAGCACCGCGATCACGCCTGCACCTCCGCCGATGGCAGCGTGAACCCACGGCTCCGGCGGAAAAATCCGAGGCTGTACTGTAGGGCCTCGGAAACGTGGTACGGTCGGGGCGTGCCATCGCCCTCCAAAGCCGCGACCGACCTGGCAACGCGCAGGATGCGGTCACGCTGTTCGAGGGTAAGCCCCAAGACCCTCGTCGCAGCCTCCAACAGCGCGTACACATCGTGTGCGATGCCCTCGCGCCACGTCGGCTGATGGGCCACGACGACCGCGCGCGCCGCCTCGACCCGCCGTCGGATAGCGGACGCAGGCTCCTGATCCTCGGGGCGCTGTTGCAGGTCCCGCCAGCCTTGCGCTGGTAGTTGGGCCACCAGGTCGAAGTACTCCGCGATCCGATACACGCGGCGGTAGTGCTCGCGCAACGCATCCACCGCGCAGAGGCAGCGCGCGCCTTCCACCCCCCACTTGCCGCAGGGACACGTATCCCCGCGTCCGATCACCATCACGCTGGACGCTTGCGCGAAGATGGCCTCTAGGGTCTCCCACGCGCACCTCTCGATCTGATCAAGGTAGAGGATCCCCTCTTGGGCATCCTCTATCGCCTCCACAGGGTCGGGCGTCTGCGGGTCCACAGCCACGAACGGGAGTCCCTCCATGTCGGCGACGGCCTGTGCGAGGTCGCGGCCTGGCCCAGGGCCGCAGAAAAGAACCCAATGATGGGTCACGGCCGCTACCTCAAGGATGCGTTTTTCATGCGGAAGTCCGAGAACCTCGCGAAAGTCCATGTCATCCCTCCATTTCGAAGAAGTATGTCACCGCACACCCATCGCACCCAGTCGCGGGGTCGTGGGCGTACGTGTCGGTGGCGCGGTGCAACCCACAACGGGCGCACCTGTACCGATACCAGACCCCTCCCCCGTGGAGTTGCGGGCGCACGTCCTCGATCCACTCGTGACCACGCGCGTCAACGCAGCGCGGAGCGCGTGGATGGACTGGGATATTGAACTCCCCATCCTCGATCTCGTTCCCATCCGCGTCCTCGTGCCAGACGCGGACAGGCACCCACTGTGTTTCGTCCGCCTCCGGCCACTCGCCAGAGCGGACGTACTCTTCGGCGGCCTCCTGGGCGGAGTCCGCCTGAATCTCAAGGACCTCATCCTCGATGGTGCGTGCGTAGTATGTGGTCATCGTCATCCCTCCTTTCGCTCCGGAAAAGGCGGCTCAAAGTAGATGCCGTGCCTACAGTGGTAGGACGTTGCCTTCCATTTGGCCGCCTCGACGGCGTCTGCGAACTCAGGCGGCAGCTCCGGCGCCCATTCTCCTTCCTGATACCGCGCGATCAGCTCGGTTTCAGCCTTGTATCCTTGCTGGTCCGCAGTTGGCTCGATGGAGCCGAGTCTGTAGACCGCGATGGTGAAGAAGCGCCGCCAATGACGCGCCCGCACGACGACATCGCCAGGATGCACGAGGAACAGGACATGGCGGCCACAGCAGTAGCCGTGACCGCCATACAGCGCCCGTTTCTTCTCTCCGTGAGGCCCGCAGACGATCTGGGCCTCGCCGGTATTCGTCCACCCCCCGCCCTCCTCCCAGAGAGCAGGGAGACCCTTTCCCTTTGTCCGATACAAGGTCAGAGCCATTGCACTTCCCCCTTCTCCATGGAGGCCGCGGCCTTCTCGGCCTCGACCGCGGCCTCATCCAGGTGGAGCCAGCGCTCGCCGGTCCACCGCACGAGCACCGGCCCGCCGAACCGACGGGCCAAGACGAACTCGGCCCCTGGCTCGACGATGGCGAGGACCACCTCGTAGTCCCCGCCGTAGCCGGCATCGCCCCAGGCCCCCTCGCCGGAGGCCAGAATCCGGACCCCCGCCGGCACAGGGTCCGGCATCCGGTAGTGTCGTTTCGGGTACTGCGAGTACCCCCCGTTTGTGGAGATGACGGCGACACACCGCCGGTCGCCGTCATCCTCGTGCGTCCGGCACAGGACGGGCCGGCCTTCCGGATCGAGGCCGACCCGCACAAAGTCCCCGTCCCCGCTGGTGGGGACGAGGACCTCGCGCCGACCCCGCCCTGGTTCCCCGACCCGCACGAACCCCTGCGGATCGGGACGATCCAGGCCTGTGCTGGCCCGGAACGGGTTGATCCAGAACATCTTCACGGTCCCCTCCTTTCAACCCCCGCCGCGTGGGGGTCCGGCGGTCCTTCCGCCTTCCATCGCCATGCTACCAAGACCGGATACCCGTTGCAAGTATTTTTTTTCATCCATTCATTTTATCAATGATATCGCGGTGTTCTGGAACTATCGGTTTGCGCGGTGTTCCACTTCCACATCCACGGTTGTCCTTGTAATATCGCGGACTTACGAGTTGGGGACACAAGATTCTCGCACAACCACGCGGTTTCCCGCACCTGCCTTTGCGCTCTTGACATCTGGATTGCGCCGGAGTACCATGTCCGGCGGGAGGTGACCCATGACCACAGACCACCTCTGCGGGTTCCGGATCGCGGCGGCACGCGAAGCCCGCGGACTCACGCGCCAACGTCTCGCAGAGAGCATCGGCGCCCTTCTCGGCCATTCGCTCAGCACGAGCATCGTCGGCCTCTGGGAGAACGAACAGCATGTCCCACGAGGGGACCATCTGTGCGCTCTTGCCTCCGCGCTTGGCGTCCCGATCCAGGACCTCTTCGCCCCTGGACCTGGCCGGATGCAGGACCGCAGGTCCAGTTGCGCTGCGCGGCTCCGCGCGCGTACACGGAGGCACCGATGACGACCCTCGCCCACGCGCTTCTCTGGACCATCGCGCTCCTACCTCGGCTGCCGTTGGAAGGAGACGCCCATCGCGCGGTTGCGCAGGCCGCGCTCTACCTGTACGCGCGAGACACCCATGAGGTCCGCGCGATGGAACGGCTTGCCTGGATGGAGTCCAGATGGAACCCCGCGGCCATCTCCCCTTCTGGCGCCTGCGGGCTCTGGCAGGTCCGGCCCTCCGTCTGGGACACGACGTGTGATGCGCTGCGGACGCGGCCCCTCCACTCTGTCGCGCTCGCCTTGCACGTGAAGCGCCGGATGGAGGCGCGCTGCGGGCGCGCATGGAAGGTCTGTTATCAGTACGGCCCGTCGCATCCGAGAGCGATTGCGGCCAGAAGGAGGTCACGATGACGTATTCCGAGCGTGAATGGCTCAAGAAGCGCGCGTGGGCCATCATCAAGAATCCCGAGGCTCCACGTTGGGCGGTGTACGAGGCATGCAAGGATGTTCTCTTGGCATGGATCGCGCGCGGGGACAAGATCGATGATGACGCATGGGCGTGTTTCCCTGCGTGGTCCGTCTTGCCGCTCAAACAATGGCTCTCTGGCAACGAGTGGGACGCGCCGCCGATACCAGACGACCAATCCCGCGAGTGGTATCCCCGCTTCTCGTTGCCAAAATATCGGCGGGAGTTCACCAGCCGGAAAGGACGGCAGCCATGGAATCTCTTGAAAGGAGGCAAGCATGGCACTCACCATCAGTGATGCGCGGTTGGTAGGGATCGCCGCCGGTTTCCGGCAGAAACAGCCGGAGGCACGGCAGTTGAAGGTCGCTCTGACCTTCGATGTGCCGTGGCGCGAGAAGTTGATGCGCTACACCTATCAATGGCAGGAAGCGCGGGCGGTGTTTGGCGACCGCCCTACGTTGACCATCAACAGAACGCGATGGAAACTGTTTGGGGCGGATATCAAAAGTGAGCGGATGTCCATCCGAATCGAATACGAAGATGGACCTGTTCCGGGGATGCTGTCCGTCTGGCACCACCTCGGCAGGGTAGGCGTCTTGACCTTGCGCGCGGAGGCTGCGGCGTGACCGCTTCTACGATCATCGAACTGCTTGCCGCCCGACACGGGGTGGACCTGTTTGTCCCTGAGTGCAAGGTCGGCGGCACCTGGACCTCCACCGGCGATGCCTTGCGCCTGGACGCCTGGGCGATGCGCAAGTCCTGGACCGATTGGCGGTGCATCGGGTACGAGGTCAAGGTCTCGCGGAGCGATTTCACGCGAGACAGGAAGTGGCGGCGCTACCTGCCCTACTGCCACGAGTTCTACTTCGTGTGCCCCGCCGGTCTGATCCGCACAGACGAGGTGCCGGACGGCGCTGGCCTGATCTGGGCCGGTCCGCGCCTCCGTCGCAAGGTGACCGCACCCTGGCACGAGCCAGACCCTGCACGGCTGATGCGGCTGATGGCCTACATCCTCATGTGGCGGGTTCCGGCGCACTCACGGCCACCGCGTGACCTTGATGGGGTCCGCACGCGGCAGCAGATGGTCGAGGAGGCGGAGGCCCGTGGGCGTCTCGCGGAGTTCGTCGCGCGCCACGTCCGCGACATGGTATCCCAGGCACGCGCGGACCGCGAAGAGGCCCACCGGAAGGAACACGAGGTGGCCGCGTTCTGCGAATGCCTGCGGACCGACCTGGGCATCGAATACCGCCCGTGGGACGGCTTCTACATGGTCATCAATGGACTGCGGAAACGGTTGCGGTTGCCAATTACCCTATGGGTCCATGAGTCGGAGGAGTCATGATCCGCTTCCCCAAAGCCTGGCTGGTCAGCGCAAACATCACGTTCCATGATTCGCATCCCCATTGGGTGGCTGTGCACCTGCACTTCTGGGCGCGCCTCGACGCGGACAACCACGCGGCGCTCATGCGCTACGCGCGCCGAGACGGCTGTGGTGTTGGGTTGCAGATCGTCCCGCGCGTTCCGGTCTCGCGGTTCGAGATTCACTGCGCGCCGCCCTGGGTCGTGGCCGTCAGGTCCACGCTGGAAGCGTGGGTCTACCCGAACTCGGGAGAGATATCGTTCCTCCTCTCCTACGACGAGGACCCTGGGGAGTGGATGTTGTCGGTGCGCACCTTGATCGGGAAAGCACACGCGCTGTCCTTGTGGCCGGAGGCAGAAGGAGGTCTCGCATGAATCCGTTGAGTTATGAGCCCCATCCGTGCCCCCAGTGCAACGGCACGGGCAAGGACCCGCAGAAGCCGCGCGGAGGCAAGTGCCGCGACTGCCGCGGAACGGGCCGCCAACGGGAGTACGTCGTGATTCTCGTCCGCGATGCCACAGACCAGGCCCCGGCGCACTACCAGGTGTACGCCGTGGACAGCCTGCTACCGGCGGAGCTGCAGGGCATCTACTGCCAGAGCCCCAAGTACTTCGCCGCGCTCGATGCGCAGGTGCGCATGAACAAGGAGGCCCGTGAGGAGTGGCGACTCGCGCACAAGAAGCCACCCACACCACGACCCCCGTCGGTCTGCTCTCGCTGCGGGGAGCGGATCGCGCGCTACAAGACGCACATCGTCTGGGCAGAACCATTCCGCAGCAACCCGCCCCTCTGGCGTTGCGCCTGCACCTTCTATCTCAAGGACGGGCGCACCCGCCTCAAGTGGCGGGATGAATGGGGACATTGGATGCCAAATCGCGAGACAGGAGGTGAGCCGTGACCTGGTTCCACGCTCAAGCACATCACCTGCTCGAACGCCTGCGCCACGTTCTCTTCCCTCCCGTGGATGTCGAAAGGGAGTGGGCCAATGTTGTCCACCTGGAGCCTGGCCCTGGTTCCACGGTGTTCGCCGTGGCGACAGATGGCAGTCGGCTGACGCGCGTGACGCTCACCTGGTCGGTCGAATGCCAACAGCCGGAGGCCGGTTTCACGATCACCCGCAACGACCTCGTGTCCATCACGCAGCGGTTGCGTGCGCTGTCGCGCAGTTCCGTGGAAGTCGGTTTCGACGATGGGTCCCTGCACATCGGAACCGACGAGTCGCACGTCCGCATTCCGGTTCAGAGTCGCGCGTACATCGAGTACCGCCGCGTACTGCCAGCAGAAAACGAGTACCGACGCGGCGTAATCCTCCCCAAGAAGCAACTCGTAGCGGCGTCTCGCTGCGCATGTACCGTGTCCACGAAGGGCTCCTTCTTGCTTGAGTACCGACCGCCATCCTGCAACATCTGGTTCGTGGATGATACGGGCGCCATGTACACGGTCGCGTTCGGCGCTCAACCACACCCGGGGCTCGCCGACGAACCATTCGCGATTCGCTGCAAGGCCCGCCATCTCCGCGACGCCGTGGAGCACTGCGTTGGTGATGAGGTCATGATCTGCCTCGGAGAAGCGCAGAAGCCGGTACTCGTGGCCGGACGCTGCTTCAACCCACTACACTGGATTGCGGTGGAGACATGATGGAGGCTGCGATCCAAGAGCCCGCTGATTGGCGCGCCGTGCTCGATGGGTCCGCCCGTGCCACTGTCATCACCGGCGACTGCCTACAGGTCATGCGGGAGATGCCTGATCGCTGCGTGGACCTCGTGCTCACGGACCCGCCCTATGCCGTGAGCGAACCAGGGTCTGTAGTCTGGGGGCCAAAAGGAAACCGCCGCACGCTGGACTTTTTCCCTGGGGACACCGATTGGCGGTCCATGATCCATGATCTCGTTCTGCCCGCTGTCCGCGAGACGCTGCGCCTCCTGAAGCCACACGGCTCCGCGTACTGGTGGTGCTCCCATCGGCAAATATCGCTCATCGCCCAGGTGTACGAGGACGCCGGATACTCCACACGGTTCCTCGCCTGGCACAAGACGACCCCACCCCCGATTCCGCCTGGGACGGGATGGTCTTCTGCCGTCGAGCTCTGCCTCTACGCCTACCCCCAAGGCCGGACATGGAACGGCCCACACGCAGGGATCGTCCCGAATCTCATCGTGTCGGCGACCATCCGTCATGGGAACCATTCGAAAACCGGCCACCCAACGCAGAAGCCGTGGGCCTGCTTTCAGCAGTTCGTCGAGTACTCGTCGAACCCAGGGGACCTCATCCTCGACCTGTTCCTCGGCTCGGGAACCAGCGGCGTCGTCTCGGTCCTTGAAGGCCGGCGGTTCATCGGGATCGAGATCGAACCGGAGTACTCGGACATCGCGAGACGGCGCATCTTCCCACGAGGAGACCTCCTGTGACAGAGACCCACGACATCGAGCAGATCGCCGAGGAGATCGACACGGAACTCCTGCGGTCTCTCGGGCCAGTCGCGCGAAAGAATGCACCAGTCGTCTGGTACGGTGGGAAGGGACTCTTGGCACACTGGATCATGCGCTTTCTACCACCGGCCCAGGTCTATTGCGAACCGTTCGCTGGCGGCGCCTCCGTCTTCTGGCGGCTGCCGCACCCGTATCCCGTCGAGGTGCTGAACGATCTGGATGACCGCATCATCAACCTGTACCGCGTCCTTCAAGACCCCACGCTCTTCCGCGACCTCCTCCATCGCCTCATCTGGACGCCGTACTCGCAAGCAGAGTTCACGCGCGCGCTTCGACTCCTCGCCGATCCGAACGCCGGTCCAGTCGAGAGGGCATGGGCCGTGTTCGTCTCGCAGAACCAGGCCATTTCTGGGGCCGCGCGTAGTCCAGGTTGTTGGGGCCGCAACTTCATGGCTCGTGGCGGAATGGTTATGCACGTGGGCACGTGGCGCTCTCACATCGCGGCGCTCCTCCGCTTCCACGACCGCATCTCCCGCGTGTTCCTCGATAGCAAGGATGCGATGGAGTGCATCGCCTACTGGGATACCCCAGATACCCTCTTCTATTGCGATCCGCCATACCACCCCGAGCGACTCGCCGAGTCCCTGCCATACGCCGCGTCCGCCGACGCCGACTACCACCGTCGGCTCGTGGCGGCGCTCCTCGACCTCAAGGGGATGGCCGTGGTCAGTGGATACGATCACCCAGACTACGCCCCGCTCGTCGAAGCCGGATGGCACCGCGTCACACGAGAGTACTCGTGTTCCGCCACTGGCCGTGTCCGTGGTTCGCGCCTACAGGGCGTCGGTAGCGCCAACACACACGTGCCACGGACCGAATGTCTCTGGATTTCACCGCGGGCCATGGAAGCCAAACGCGGCCCGTTGCTGTAAGGAGGTCGCATGAGCGGAGTCATCGGGATCGACCCTGGCAAGACCGGCTGGATCGTCTGCGTGGACTCGGATGGCATCGTCTGGTCCCACCCGATCCCAGAAGAGCCTGGCGGCGTGTCTCGCATCCTTCAGGACGCGACGAGCGTCATGTGGGTCTTCGTGGAGCGCCAGCACCCCGTCCGCGGCCAGGGTCTCGCCTCCACCTTCACCCTGGCCACCGGATATGGACGCATCCTTGAGGCTGTGGCCGCCCTCGGCTTCCGCTACGAACTGGTCCGCGCCCAGGACTGGCAGAGGGTCATGCTACGTGGCGAGGCGCAAGGGCTCAAGGGGCGGGAGCTCATGCGCCTCTACGTCACGGTTGCCGCGCGACTCTGGCCCCGCACCTCGTTCTTCGGGCCACGTGGGGGGCTCGCTGATGGAAAGGCGGCTGCCGCGCTGATCGCGGAGTACGGGAGACGGACGGTCTTGGGGGTCACTCATCGTACATCCGGATGACGAACGCCCCGCCTTGATCTGGGTGCCGATGGTAGATTCTTTCGACATCCAGCACGAATCCGGCTTCAAACGTGGCGTTCTCGCGCCGCACTGGCATCGTGAACCTCACGGATGAGAGGCTGCTATCGTTGTCCAGCGCCTTGACGGCGGCATCGTAGGCTACTTTCAGCAGTTCCGCGATCTGGTCTTCTGGAACCACGTACTGCACGTTTTCGGACAGCGCAATGCGCGCCCTTCTGAAAACGTCATGTTGCCGCGCGATGTGCGAGACATCGCGATACTCCCCATCGTCCACCTTCGCCTGCCAGCCCCAGGTCGGCGAGGTGTCGCGCGGATAGAAGCCCGCCGCCTTCGCCTGCTCCAACATGCGTTTGCCCTCCTCGGTCAGTTCGTAAAAGTCATAATATGACGGTTCATCCGCCGTCAGACGCAGAGGGTTTTCTTCAGGGCTGCGCTTCAGATATCCTTGCTCCACGAGCCGCTTGAGTCTGGGCCTCGTCGCGCGGCCATTCTCGATGGCGTAGTGCTGCAAGAGCCCGCTTTGGACTGTGGCCGCGAAGTTGAGCGCCTCGAGGTCCTGTTGGAGCATCGGCAACCGCGCTCCCGTACTTGGCTGTTCGACGCTCTCCCAATACGCCTGGGTCACGGCGCCCAACCGTGGGTCCCGTCGGACCTTCACGACCCGTTGCTTGCCAACGAGGTCCGCTGCCTTCACGACGAAGCGGATGTGGTTCATGTTTTCACCTCCTGTGGTCTCGACCTCGCGAGTGTCGAGAACCCTTTCTAGTGTTCAGGATACGCGAGACATGGACGTTTCGCAAGGTGCCCCCTACGCCAAAAACATCACCCGTCGCGCCAAGTCCGACGGCAGACGGGTTCTGAGCGCCGCGATCTGCTCCGCGGTGTACCGCTCGCTGAAATGGTACAGAACGATGCGCTCCGCGGGGTGCTCCGCGAGTCGTGGGAACAGCTCGTCCACCCGCGCATGTCCGCGGTCCTCCGCGGTATCCCGACCGAAGTCCTCAAGGTAGGTTGCCTCGACGAACAGCACCTTCGCGTTGCGCACGTATGGGTCCTCGAGGTCCATGCCCGAGGCCGTCGAATCCCCGGTCACTGCTACGATGGGTTGTTCGTCGAGGCGGAACAGCGCATCCCCTCGTTCCTTCCGGAGCCGCGCCACCTCCTTCGGTGGCAGCCCGACGTACTCGTCTCGCAGTTTCTGCCGCCTCCGGATCACGACGTACCCCGTGGACGGCACGCGGTGAACCGTGCCGAACGCTCGGAGCACGAGGTCCTTGCCAAGCGCTATCTCCTCGTGCTGGTGGATTGGCACGATGGTGTAGTTCAGAGGCCCCCCTTGTAGTGTCTCCAATGTCTCGATGAAGGTCCTCAGGGTCGGGGCCATATCTGCCGGCACAATGATCCGCGGCCTGGGCTGCTGCCGGATGTTGCGCGTGCCGAGATACATCGGTAGCCCCGCGATGTGATCCGTGTGCGTGTGGGTGAGGGCAATCGTCGAGGTGCGTGATGCGGCTTTCGTCTGGACGCCGAGGTCCACGGTGAGATCGAACTCTGGGAAGGTCAGTGTGGTGCAGATACCGCCGCGTGATACGGCGCGCACCTGTACTCCGGCGACCTCCATGTTCGTCGTGGGCGTTTCTCCTGGCTCAGGGCGCTGTTCGATGGCCTCCCAGTAGGTCTGGGTGACGGTGCCGAGCCGCGGGTCGTGCCGGACCTTGACCACGGGATGTCTGCGAGACAAGTCCGCCGATTTGTGGAGGATGTAGCGCACTGGCACGCGCATCTCCGCCTCCTCGTGCGCATGATACTCGGCGTCTGGCCATCTGTCAACGGTCGCGAGGGGGCCGCGCGCGGTGGTGTGGGCGCCGCCGATAGACCGCATCGGGCTGTACACTATGAGCCACGTCGGCTTCTCTTGTCACGTTGCGCATCTCCCCGTATTCTGGCGGGGGCACCTGTCATACGCGGCCTCGTAAATGGGGTTCTGCGGCGAGACGTGGGCGCTTCGTGACCCACATACGCTTGTCATGTTGTCGGCTAACTTTCAGACGTTCTAAATCTACCAAATACGAAGTATTTGGTAGATTGATAGAACGTCTGCCCCGAAACGCCTACACTTTCGCCCAGGTCGGCGTGCTAACACGCGCGCGCGCGACTATTGGGGAGATGTCACTCTTCAGGCGCGCGCAACGCGCGCGCGTAGAACCCCAGTTTAGCGGTGTTAGCGAATGCAGCCAGGGTCGCGGATCGCGCTCCGCTCCACCATCCATGCGCTCGTCCGTGCCACTGTCCCCCAAATGGCGCGATGGCGGTCCACCGGAGCACCAGAATCTTGGGGCTGTTTTCGGCGCGCAAGACCGCTGACCGACACGCGCGCGCGAGTAATGGGACAGGAGCACTTTTAGGCGCGCGCAACACGCGCGTTGGTGGCCGCCAGACCGAGTCTTGATGCGGCCCTGCGCCGCGTCCGTCGAAATCTGTTCATTTCTCCCCCCGATCCGGCGGCACTCTGGCACCCCGCCGGAGCGCCTCTCCGACCAGAAAGCGCCAGTCGCCGTATGAGACCGTGGACCGACGCGCGCGCTCGACTATTGGGGGGATGTCATCTTTTAGGCGCGCGCAACACGTGCGTTGATGGTGCGCTCCGCGTGCTCTGATGCGGCTCCGGAGGCCCTCTGCGGTCCGCCGGCGCGTCTCGCAGAGCAGCATGGCGCCGCCGATTTGCCCGTCTTTCGCACAAAACCGGCCCTTCCGCGCGTTTTGACCAGCCGCCTGGTAAATGGCGCACCCCGCCCCTCAAACGTCGCAGGAATGCCCCTTTACACCCCAAATCCAGGCACTCCCACCAGAGACCCTATCCCGCGTCTTCTACCAGGTCCTCGAACCGCTGCTGGTCCCTGAAAAACAACAACTGCGCCTGGCCCGTCACCCCACTCCGGTTCTTCTCGATCAGCACCGTGACCACCGCCGGCTCCACCTGGCTCCGCCGGTCCCGATGCAACAGCATCACGATGTCCGCGCTGTTCTCGATGTCCCCAGACTCCCGCAACTGGTGCAAGGTCGGCGCCTCCTCCTTTTCCCCTGGCGCCAAACGCCTCAACTGCGTCAACGCGACCACCGGCACCCCCAACGATTTCGCCTCGACCTTCACCTGTCTCGCGATCTCCGCCACCTGCTCCTGCCGCGAGGCCCGCAGATTCGACGGCGCCTTCAGGAGCTGCAAGTAGTCCAGTACCACCAACGGCGCCATCGCCAACCCAAGACTCCGTATCTGCGCAAAGATCGCCCCAACAGTCGCCACCGAGACATCCAACACCCGCATGTTCTGCGGCGCCGCATCAGCCGCCGCCAGCAATGCCCGCGCCTGCTCCTCCGTCACAAACCCCCGCCGAATCTGGTGATGCGCAATCCCACTCGCCCAAGCCAGCGCCCTGTTCGCAAGTTGCGCCGCACTCATCTCCAACGACACGTACACCACCGGCCTCCCCGTCAACGCATGGTGCATGGCCCAGTCCATCCCAAAGGCCGTCTTCCCAATGCTCGTCCGCGCCCCTACCACGCACACCGCCCCTGGCTCCACGTCCACCTGAAACCGCCTCAACCCCGCCCACGGAACAAACGCCTTCGCCGTCCTCTCCACGGCCATCGCGTCCGCGTCTCGCTGCGCAATCAGGTCCTCGACGCGCGCCTTCATCACCTCGGCGAACGTCGGCACCGGCTCGCCCATCTCGATTCGCGCCAAGATGTTCTCGACCTTCAGCCGCAACTCCTCCGCATCCCCGTCCCCGAGGTCGCCAATGTGGTCCAGAACGTGGGCCAAGAACGCCCGCTGCGCCCCCTTGATCTGCAACTGCTTCACGTACCACGCCAGCACTCCCGACACGCATCCACGGTCCGCTGCTCGCGCGGCAATCTCCATGACCGCCGCGAGTCCACGGTACTGCGACGCGCCCTCCGCCCAGAGGTCGGGCGCCGCGTAGTACACGGTCTCCGGATGCACCGGCGCCCCAGCCTTGATTAGCCCCTGAATCGCGCGCGCCAGCCCTTGGTTCCGCGCCACGAAGAAGTCGCGTTCAGGGTCCAGTTTCAGGAAGTCCCCACAGGCCCGCGCTGCCCAGTTGCCCCCCATTTCTCCGGCGAGCACCACGCCGCCAATGACCAGGTCCTCCCACTCGGGCCGCGCGTACTTCGCGAAGTCGGGGATCACGGCTCGGTACGGCTGTCCTTCGCCGCCCCGCCCATGATCACTCGGAACCGAGCCTTCTGGTGCTCTTCGGCGAGCCATTGCTGGTGCTCCTGTCTCATCGCGGCGTGGATCGCGTCCGCGAGACTATCGAGGGCCGCCTCCGCAGGGTTCTCGTCGGCCTTCGTGGCCTCGGTGGGGGACGTGACCTCCGCGTCCACGGTTGGTGGCGCGGCCTCGACGGTCGGCGCACCCCCAGCTGCCTGTGGTGCGCTGGCGCCACCGTCTCCGCGCGTCGGTTCGTCACGTTCGAGCGCCACGCGGGCCTCCTCGAAGAGCGCCGCTTGCCGGACCCACTCCTCGATGAACGCGGCGCGCGCCGCTTTCCCGTCCTGTGGGTTCCGAGGGGAGACCACGGACCGGATGCCCTCGATGCCGCCGCAGGCGGAGATCACGCGCAGGGTGATGACGTTCTGCGTGAGTTGCTCGGGTCGGGTGACGGGCCACATGGTCTGGTTCTCCCAGGATGCGTTGTAATAGTCGAGAATCTTTTGCATTTCGAGGTTTGCGCGGCGCTGGAGGTCTCGCAGGCGGATGGCTGGGAGTTCGCCAGGGAGGTTCACGGAGCCTGCGGTCCTGTAGTGGCCGTTGACGACGCGCTCGGCGTGTTCGCGGTCCGCGAGCCACGGGAGGGTGGTTGTGAAGTGGCTGCGGCGTCCGCAGAGGAGGTCGGAGGCGGCGACCTCGTTGAAGTAGGCGGTCCAGGCGGATTGCGGGTCTGGGGCGGCGTAGGCGGAGACGAGGAACGGGGTGACGAGGGCGATGCTGCGCGCGAGTCGCTCGGAGATGGCGCGGACGGGTGGGAGGTCTGGGAGCAGTTCGTGGTAGAGGGCGACGACGGCATGTGCGATGGGCGCGTTTTGGTGCGGTGCGTGCTGCGTGTGTGGGGTTGGGTTGTTGGCGCCCTGTTCTCGCCGTGGAGCGGCCCGCGTGGCGGGCTGCGGAACGGCGTCCCGCGGAGGCGCCGACGTGGTCGGCGCCGGAGCGGGGAGCCGCGTAGCGGACGGCGTGGCCGGACGCGGAGCGGCCATGTGAGAAAAAGATTTTTCAGTGGTGGTGGTGGTGGCGGTGTCCAAAGATTTCGAGGGGTTAGCGTCACTTTCTTGGTGGGGGGGGAGAACGAGGGCTGCGGCCTCGCGCGCACACGCGCGCGCGTTTTGTTGCTTATTACGGGGCTTGGTTGCCATACCACCACCACCTGTTTCTTTTTTTTCTCTATCTTTAGCGACCGACCTCGCACTAGGTGCTTCGGTCGGTCTACCGACCTTGGCACTAAGTGCCTGCGGTCGGATGTTTTCTTTAGGACGGGGTGTAGGTTCGGGATCGGGTACGGGTACGGGTCCGGGCTCGGGTTCGGGTTCGGGAACGGGAACGGGATCGGGCTCGGGAGGGGGGGTAGAAGAGGTGGGGGGTGTGGGGGGCGGAGTCC